GTCCATCTGCGTGAAAGTCGAGCAGGCCAGCGACTCGGGGTCGTCGTCCTCCTCGTTTACTGCTGCGTTCTCCTCGATCAGCGCCTCGGCACCGAGAATGAAGCGCACCTCGTGCTCGGTGTGCCCGTACTGGTGGCAGACGCGGCGCAGGGCATCGAGGAACTCCTGCGTGTATTGCTTGTTGATGGGGGTCATGTCTTGCTCCTAGTAAGAGGCGAACAGCTCTTCGCTGTCCTCGTCAGCGCAGGAACTCACCTGCGGACTCCCGCCCCGAGGGCGGGCGGGAGTTTCGGCCTGCTGGTGCTTACTCCTCGGTGCCCTCGGCCATCGCGCCACGGATGCGGTTGCCGAGGTTCATGCGCTGCATTCCCACGTTCAGGTGGGCGTACTTGGCACGCAGGGCGGTCTGCGGCTCGCGCAGTTCCTTGGACGCCAGCTTGTAGACGTCGTCGAGGCTGAGGCCGCGCAGCTTGACCGCGAGGCTGTCGCCGCAGTCGAGCGACGCGTTGCCGGAGGCCGACTTGGCTGACTGGTAGCGGCTGAGGTCGTGGCGCGTGTCCCCGATCCGCTTGATCAGTGGCGCGTTGGGGTCGCGCTTGGCCTTGGGGGCATGGGCAGGCTTCGCGGCCTTCGCGGCGGCCTTCCGGGCGGCACGGGCGGCCTTGTCGGCGGCCTTGCGGGCCGAGATGCGGGCCTTGGCCTCGGCGCGCTCAAGGGCCTTCGCGGCCTTCGCGATCTTGCGCTCGGCCGGGGACTGCGCGGCGCGGGCAGCGGGCTTGGCGTTGAGGGCGGCAGCGACGACGGCTGCAGCCGGGGTCGCAACGGGCGTGGTCTGGGTCTGGGTTGCGTTCACTTGGCTATCCTCTATTGGTTGGTCGGCACGGGGAGCACTGCGCCCCCCAACACGACCATTGTACCACGGGCTGGGGTGGGGGTCAAGTAGTTTCGGGCGGTGGCAGCGGGCACAACCGTCCTGCGGACAGGGCCCGGGGACGCGCACAGAGAAGGAGCGCGCGCACGCGTAGCACAGACTGTACAGGCTGTCAAGCGCCAGCCGACGAGCGGTAGGCTTGGCACACAGCGTGCCAGCGGGCACAGGCCGAGCTGTGTGCGGTGCGTACAACCGTCCTGCGGTTGTCAAGTGTAGGATGCGGGAACGACCATCGTGCGGTCATCAGGTTCTCGAAGACAACCGGAGGCCGCGGGAGAGGGCTGCAGGGGGATCCCCACAGTAGTAGCGGGCCAGTCCGCCCGTGACAACCGGAGGCACGGGAGAACGACCATCCTGCGGTCGTCCGAGAGGGGTACGCACAACCTGAGGGCGGCGTCAAGTATTCGAGGAGAGGCCCGAGAGGGGGAGGCACGCCGAGGGCCCGGTGTCAAGTAGGTTGTGAGGGAACGCGTGGAGGGGTCGCGGTGTACTCACCCCCAGCCGTTCCCGGCCCGTACCCCCTCGTTCCCCTCCGGCTGTACTCCACCCTCCCCTGCAGAGTCGTCCGAGGGGAACGCGAGGTACGAGGGGGCACACGTGCCGGACCCCCCCTGCCGAGTGGGACGAGCAGGGGAACACGTGCGACACGACGGGGACCGGTGTGAGACACGACGGGTACCCCGGACACCCCCGGGAGGGGGGGAGGGGACGAAGACACGCTGGCTGCTGGGGGGGAGAGTCTCCTTCACGACCTCCCCTGCAGGTGGCGACCCCCCCCCCGTGGGGGTACGGGAGGCACCACGAGACACTCACAACCCGGCAAGCTACGTGCCAAGTGCCCCGTGTTCCCCCTCGTACCCCCTCGTTCCTGTGCAACGCCCGGCCCTCGGTCCGTGTTGCGGTGCACCAAGAGCCCTCTCCCTGCCCCCGGTCGGTTGTGGCAAGCCCCGTGCCAAGGGTTGTCCGTCCTGCGGCAAGGCACGTGGGGAGGGGGCGGCAAGGCCCGTGCCCCGGGGCGTCCGTCCTTCGGTCGTGTACGTCGGTCGTGGGGGGCAAGACGCGTGCCAAGCAACGCCCGCCCTGTGGTCGTGGTTGCGTTGCCCTCTTACCACAACCCTTGTGGTAACCCGGCAACAACCGACCCGTGGCCGTGGTCGTGGGTTGTGCGTTGCACAATCGACGATTTGGCACGGGGGTTGCCCGATGGAGGGGAGTAACCACAGGTCGGTCATCGGGGGAGGAAGGACTTGTGCCGAGGGCCACGCTGTGGTAAGATGCCGAGGAGCGTTAAAGAAACTGCACAACCGAAAACGAGCGACGACCGCCGGGTCCCATCGCTGGGGGGGCTACCGAGGGCCATGAGTATTCGACCTGTAACCTTGGCTTTCGCGGTCCTTCTTGGGTCCCCCGGCACATGTCGCTTTGAGGAATTTGACATGAAGTGTCCCACGTGCATCATCTCCCATGGCTGGGACGGGGCTTTCGACATGAAGCCAACTTCAGCCGAAGTTGCCCCGGGTCCCCCCACCTCCATCTCCACAATCTTTACGTGTGACGTCTGTTCCTCGCGTATTGTCATCGAGCAGCCGTACACCGACTTGGGTCCCACGCCATGACTCCACTGCAATACGTCGCATGGCTCGAGGGGTTAATCGAGGGCATCGGTCAGCAGCCGATCACCAAGCAGCACGCCGCCGCGATTTTGGAGCGCGCCCGCAGCATGCAGACAGAGCCGGTCATCCCGCCCCTTGTTCCGAACTGGCCCTATCCCCCGGCTGCCCCCATCTCCCCTGTAGCCCCTTGGGTGAGTCCGTTCACGTGTGCCACGGGTCGTCTGGATGTTCCCACTGTGGTGATGTCGATGTCCAACCCGTCTGGGGTCGGGTTTCACACTTCCCTCGCCCCGAGCCCCTTTTACAATGCTTCCGTGAATTGCGCCCCCGCCGATTCCGTCCCCCTCACCCCGTACGAGGCATAGTATGTCCCGCCATGAAATCATCGAAGTGGCCCCGCACGTACCGACTTCAAAGACGCGGCACATGGTGGAAGGCATGGCCGCCTGTGGGCTGGATGAAGTGGAGATTGCGTACGTACTCAAGACCGACCCCGGCACGGTGAAGATGACGTATGTCAATGAACTGAAGCATGGGCTCGCCCTGACCAACGCCAAGGTCGGTGGGTCCCTGCTCAAGCAGGCCCTCAAGGGTGATGTGAACGCGGCCAAGTTCTGGCTACAGGCCCGTGCCAAGTGGGTCCCTGCCCAGAATATCGAAGTCACCGGCAAGAACGGTGGTCCGATCGAGATGGCAGAGAAGCAGAAGGTCATCAACGAGATCCTGGAAATGGTGGCCACGGGTGAGAAGCCTCCGATGCAGGCCCCGGGCAGCACTTCAGTCAATTAAGAGCTGATAGGGCATGTCCGTTTTATTCACAGACAACTTCAACCGCGCTAATTCCGGGACGCTCGGAGCCAGTTGGACCGATGTAGTTGCGGGCTGGTCGGTCGCAAGCAATCAGGCTGTCCCTGCCTCAGCAAGCAATGCTTCGGTCTGGAACGGAGGCCCGCCTCCCGCTGATTGTTATGCCGAAGTAAAAGTCGTCACGCTGCCGACAGGCTCGGATGAGGCGGGAATCCTACTTCGCGTTAACACGGGGACACTGAACGGGTACGGGGTCGGACACAACGCTCCATCCGGCAATACGCGAATTCTGCGCCTCGACGCAGGAGCGAGCACGGTTATTGCCACTCTGTCGTCGGCGGTCGCTGCGGGCGACACGCTGCGGCTGGAGGTACGCGGGACTTCTTTCCGCGCCCTTGTCAACGGCGTCGTGCGCGCCTCCGTTACGGATGCGACCTACAACGTCTCACAAGTTTCCGGGATGTCGAGTACCGGCACAACAGCGGTATTTGACGACTTCGAGACCGGCAGCTTCCCCACCGCTAGCGCCGGCACGGTCACGGGCATCACGGCCTCCGCTGCAACCATTGGCTGCACGACGGGCCAGAACACCGGCACGATTTATGTTGTCGTTGATACGGTCGCCAACCTCTCTGGTGTCACCGACCTGCAAGTGGTCGCTGGACTGAAAGCGAGCGGCGCGGCGGCGGCGTTCAACTTCAACAATGCGGTCAGCACAACCTCGCCCTCAGTTTCCGCAACCGGCCTTTCTTCGGGGGCGACTTACGGATATGCAATTGTCCATCGCAGCGGCGGCAATTCGGGCGTTTTGACTGGTAGCTTCACAACGACTTTCCCCATCGCAGCTTATTACTTCCGGGCATGACCGCTGAACTCGCAGAGCAGTTAGCGCAGCTCTCGCCCGAAGAGCTGGCGCTGCTGCGTTGGAAGCTTGCCTGGAACAAGACTGCGAGGCCCAAGCAGAAGGCCCCGGTCGGCAGCTGGTCGACTTGGGGCATTATGGCAGGCCGAGGATTCGGCAAGACCGTCACGGGCTCCAACTGGCTGGGCATAGCGGCGGCCTCGGATCCCGGGTCATTCAACGCAGTTATTGCCCCCACGCTGGATGACGTCCGTTACACGTGCTTTGAGGGCACCACCGGGCTGCTGGCATACCTCCCAGACAATCTGGTTGCTGACTACAACAAGTCGGCGCTGATCATATACTTGACCAACGGCGCGGTGATTCGCGGGTTCGGTTCCGAGCGCCCCGAGCGGCTGCGCGGTCCGCAGCATTCGCGGGTGTGGGGCGACGAGGTCGCAGCATGGCAAAACATGCGTATGACCTACGACATGATGAAATTCGGCCTGCGCCTCGGGCCCAACCCCCAATTCGTGTGGACCACGACCCCGAAGCCGTTGCCGCTGATCCGGGAACTGGTGGACGCAGCGGACGGCAAGAAGACACTTGTTACGTACGGAACTACGTACGAGAATAAGGCGAACCTCGCACAGAGCTTCTACGACGATATAGCCAAGTACGAAGGTACCAAGATCGGGCGGCAGGAACTCGAGGGAATCCTGATCGACCCCGAGGAAGGTGGAATTGTCAAGCGCTCGCAGTGGAAACTGTGGCCGGCGAAGAAGCCGTTGCCCCGGTTTATCCACATTATTATGTCGCTGGACACCGCGTACACCGAGAAGACGTTCGACAAGAAGACGCATGAAGCGGACCCCACGGCGTGTGAGGTGTGGGGGCTGTTCCAGGTTGGCAAGCAGCTTCACGTGATGATGCTCGACGCGTGGGACGACTATTTGGCCCTGCCCGCCCTGATGAAACGGGTGCGAGAGGAGCGGGTCGTAACCTACGGCGAAGCGGACCGCCCCCTGATCAATTCTGCCCTGATCCCGAGCCCGTACAGCTCAGCGGAGTACGGGGTGCAGACAGGCAAGGCAATCGATTTGATTCTGGTCGAGGACAAGGGTTCCGGCATCAGCTTGCGCCAGATGATGCAGATGGAAAACGTCCTGATGGAAAAGTACAACCCCGGCCGTGCGGACAAACTCGCACGTTTACACGCTATAACACCGATGTTCTCCCACGGCCGGGTTTGGGCAGTCGAGTCGGACAAGCGACCGGGCGAGTTCCGGTCATGGGCAGACAAGGCAATCGGCCAGATCTGCTCCTTCTTCGGCCCCGGTACGACCGAGAACGACGACTACGTTGATACGTGCTCGCAGGCACTCAACTATTTCATGCGCCGATTCATCACCACATTCTCGAAGCCGACTGAGGACGAGCAGATCGAACTCGATCTCAAGGGGCGCGAGGAAGAAACATTAAGACCGAGAGGAAATCCGTATGCCGCGTAAGGAAGACGATCTGGACGAGAACATGGAAGATCTCGAAAATCCGGCAGCAGCGGAGCCCGAGGACACAGAGGACGGCGGCGCGGTCGTGGATCTGGACGAGGCGGAGGAGGGCAGCGAGCCCAACGCAGCGGACTCGGGGTTTTACGACAACCTCGCTATGACGCTCGATCAGGCCAAGTTGGACAAGATCGCCAACGACCTGATCGAGAAAGTGAAGTTTGACGAAGCGGCGCGCAAGAAGCGTGACGAGCGCTACGCGGAAGGCATCCGGCGCACCGGGCTGTCGGACGACGCCCCCGGCGGCGCATCGTTTACCGGGTCCTCCAAGGTCGTGCACCCGATGTTGTCCAAGGCGGCTATTGATTTCGAGTCCCGGGCGATGAAGGAAGTGTTCCCGGCTATGGGGCCCGCGAAGTCATTCATACCGGGTCGTGTCACCAAGGCACGACTGGAAAAGTCCGAGCGCAAGGCACGATTCTTCAACTGGCAGTTGACGCATCAGATCCAGGAATTCCGCGACGAGCTGGAACAGGTGTTGACGCAGACATCACTGGCCGGTGCTGCGTACCTGCGCATTGTGTGGAATGGCCGGTTCAAGCGTCCGTCGTGTCGCTCGATCACCGAGGACCGGGTGTTGCTGCCCCATGCCTGCACGAGTTTTTACACCGCCGAGCGCATCACGTTCCTCGACGACATCACGGAGTTCGAATACCGCGAGCGCGTCGTGTCCGGGTTGTACCTCGACGTCGACCTGCAGGCCCCGTCGATGGTCCCGGAGCAGTCGAAGACCGGCGAGCAGATGGATAAGGTGTCGGGTAAGACCTCGAACCAGTATAATGAGGACGGGCTGCGGCGCACGTACGAGATTAACACCTATCTGGACAAGGTTGAGAAGGGGCAGGAAGGCCCGCTGCCGTTCATCGTCTGTATTGACGAGGCCAGCCACTCAGTCATGTCGGTGATCCGCAATTGGGAGGAGATCGACGAGAAGCAGGAGCGCATGCACTGGTTGATCGAATGGCCGTTCGTCCCGTGGGAAGGTGCAACGCGCCTCGGGTTCGTGCAGTTGATCGGAGGCCTGTCGGCGGGCACCACAGGGTCGCTGCGGGCGCTGTTGGACTCCGCGCACATCAACAACTTCCCCACTGCGGTGAAGCTGAAAGGTGCGGCGAGCGGCGGCCAGAGCAAGACGCTCAATCCGACCGAGATCGTGGAACTGGACGGCGGCGTCGGGGCGGACGACATCCGGAAGCTTGTGATGCAGCTCCCGTACAATCCGCCGTCCCCGGTCCTGTACCAGTTGATGGGCTTCCTGATCGGGGAAGCCGACGATGTGGTACGCACCACCTTCGACAGCATGGCCACCGATGGCAGTAACCCGGCACAGCCCGTGGGCACCACGATGGCGCTGATCGAGCAGGGCCTGACCGTGATTTCGAACATCATGGGCCGCATGCATCACAGCATGGCACAGACGCTGCGAGTGCTGCACCGCATTGACCGGATGTACATCGAGGAACAGGAAATCCTTGATGAAGCCGGCGAGTTGCTGATCAAGCGGTCGGACCTGGAAGGGCCGCTCGACGTTATCCCGGTGTCCGACCCAAGCATCCCGTCCGATGCCCATCGCTTCGCGCAGACGCAGAGCATCCTGCAGCGTTCAACGCTGCTGCCGCAGATTTACGATCTGCGCAAGGTCGAGAAGATGTTCCTCGAGCGGATGCGGGTTGCAAACCCTGAGGATCTGTTGATCCCGGTCCCGGAGCCCAAGGAGATGAACGCGGCGAACGAAAACGCCGCCATGGCGCTGGGCCGCCCGGTAACGGCATTCCCCGAGCAGGACCATCTGGCGCACATCCAGACGTTGCTTGACTTCGTAACGAGCCCGATGCTGGGTCAGTTGCCCATCATCGCGCCGACGTTCCTGCCCCGGGCGCTCGACCACCTGAAGGAACACATGGTAATGTGGTACGTTACCGAGGTGTATCGTGTCACTTCGGAGGCTGTGGGCAAGCCGCTCGAGAAATACATGGAGATCGAGGACAAGGATACGAAGAACGAGATCGAGAGGTTGATCGCGACGGCGTCCACCGACATCGTGGCGTCGGCGGGCAAGATGTTCGGCAAGCTGCCGCCCATCATCCAGAGCGCGATCCAGATCGTCCAGCAGTACCAGCCGCAGGGTCAGGACCCGCAGACCAAGTCCACCGAGATCATGGCACAGGTCCAGCGCGAGCGGAATCAGGGCGACATGCAGGTGCGTCAGAAGAGCATCGAGCAGCAGGGGCAGCTCAAGCAGGCGGAACTCGCTCAGCGCAATCAGGAAGCGCAGATGCGGAGGCAAGAGAAGGAATCCGAGATGCAGCTGCGGCTGGTCGAGGGTGGCAAGAAGTCGCAGGACGAAATGCAGCTCGAGGCGATCCGGCAGCGGGCCGAGGACAAGCGGGCCGCCGACAAGGGTATGGAATCCGCCGCCCGGCTGCAGCATGACCAGCAGGCCCTACAGCAGGAAGCGGTGCTTGCACAAGCCCAGATCGAGTCCAAGGAGCGGATCAACACGCAGGACAACACGACGGCGATGGAGATCGCCTCGGCGGAAATCGAGAGCGGCGAGAAGGTGGCTGTGAGTAAGGGGACTGGCCTCAACCCCGGGAGCTAGTATCTTGTGGGAAGACCGCAGATGTGGTACACTTCGGACGGGAGTATCTGAGGCATGATGCGAAGGCTGAGCGCCGAAGACATACTCCGAAGGGTCCTTGCCATGCGGGATGAATACGCAATTAATGCGTTGACCCGGCCGGCGGGGCAGGATGGATTCCACTACGGGAGGGCTTGCGGCGTATACGGGGGTATAGATCTGGTGGCGCGTGAAATCGCTGCTTTACTTGAAGCCCAGGATGTACGCGAGAAGCAGGATGAAGAATGAGTTCAGTTAACTTCGCACCGGCTGTAAAGTTTGATATGAGCCTCGAAGAGGCGTTCCCCGCTGTCGATCCCGGACTCCGGCCTTACGGCTCGAGGGTTCTGGTCCAGATTCGCAGCGCCAAGAAAAAGACTAAGGGTGGCATCATCCTGTCGTCCGAGACACAGGAAACCGTGGCATGGAATACGCAGGTGGCCAAGGTCGTAGGGCTGGGGCCGCTGGCTTTCCACAACCGCGAGAAGATGACCCCATGGCCCGAGGGCGCATGGTGCAAGGAAGGCGACTACGTTCGTATCCCGAAATTCGGTGGCGACAAGTTCGAAGTCCCTCATGGCCCGAAGGCTGAGGGCGCGGTGGCGCTTTTTGCGCTGTTCAATGACCTTGACATCCTCGGTGCAGTAACCTGCGATCCGCTGGAAGTCATCGCTTTCGTCTAACTGCAAGGAGCTAGACAGTGGCACTCGAAGAGAAAGATAAGGACCTCGACCAAGACGTCGAAGTTGTGGAACTCAAGCCGGGCGAGAAGGCCCCGGCGGCAGAGGATGGTGATGACGAGCGCGTCGGTGCCCGTGAGGCCGCCCCGGAGGGCGACGACGAGGCCGGCGACGACGACTCGCCTGAACGGGAGGAGATCCGGGAGCGCCGCCGAGCCGAGCGCCGCCTGAAGCGGGACCGTCAGAAGAAAGCAATCGGGCGCGACAAAGTTGAACTCAACTACCTGCGCACTCAGAATGAGGCGCTGGAGCGCCGCCTGATGGCGGTCGAGCAGCGGACCCAAGGAACCGAGATCGCGACGGTCGATTCGCGCATCGGGCAGGTCGAGCAGCAGATCGAACTCGCAGACGAAGTAATCGCCGCCGCCGTTACGGCCAATAACGGCGCGGATGTCGTCAAGGCGCAGAAGATCCGCGACAATCTCAGAAGTAACCTGGACCAGCTCAAGAATTTCAAGAACACCAAGCAGAAAGAGGCGCAGCCCCAGCAGCAGGCCCCCAAGGTCGATGCGGCAATCGTCGCCCGGGCCCAGCAGTTCGCGGAAGAGAACAAGGACTGGTACGACCCGTACGGGCGTAACGAAGAGTCCGCCGTGGTTCTCGCAATCGACGCTGGCTTGGCCCGGGACGGTTACAACCCGACGTCCGACGAATACTGGGACGAGTTGCGCAAGCGCGCCGCCAAGCGGCTGCCCGATCGCTTCAAGGCCGCCGATACTCAGTCCGACCGGGAAACCGAGGACGACGATGACGACGAGGAAGAGGAGGAGGTAACTCCCGCTCCGCGTCGCAATGGCGGCCCCCGGCTTCCGACTGGCGGCAACGGCACTGGTGGCGTCAACGGCGGCACCAAGTTTTACATTTCGCCGGAGCGCAAGCAGGCTCTGGTGGACGCTGGAGTGTGGGATGACCCCGTGCTTCGGAAAAAGTATATCAGCAAGTACGCCCAGTGGGATGCTGACAATGCGGGGCGGAGTCGCAGGCAGTGACGTACGCCACCATAAAGGATAGGCCGTTGATCCGTTGCATCAAATGCGACAAGATGCTTCCGCATAAGGGTTTCTACCCCTCGCGCCTGAAAAGGTCGCGGTACTGCTGCAAGACTTGTGATAAGATTAGAATAACTGCTGTAAGGGCCAAGACCCCTTACAGCTCGTTCAAGCTGAAAATGAAGCGTATATCCGGAAGCAAAGTAGGGTCAAACATCGATGCTTCCTTCTTATTGACTTTGTGGCACAGGCAAGAAGGCAAATGCGCTCTGTCCGGGCTCCCCATGACCTGGGTAGGCTCCGGCCCGACTAACATTTCTGTCGACCGCATCAACCCCAAGAAAGGGTACACGAAGGACAACGTCCGGCTTCTTTGTTGGGCAGTTAATTCCTTCAAATTGACCGGATCTGATGAACAGATGATCGAAATGGCGCGTGCCGTCGTAGCGCACGCAGATTCAACAGCTCGCATTAAAGTGGAGTGAGCAGTTATGGCAACCCCGAATGATCGTGATGACAGACTCAGCAACCGTGGCCAGTCCGATAGCAAACAGGGCAGGGAGGCGACTGATCGCCCTGCAACTGAGAATCGGGTAGCCAATGATCAGAGTCGTCTGGATGCATTCAGAAACTCGTTTTTCTCGTCGGCCCTGCCCGACCTTCCCCCGATTCCCGGGTACCATGTCTGTTGGCTGACAACGACCAACCCCCGCGACCCGATTCACGCGCGTGTGCGCCTCGGATACGAGCCGATCAAGGCTACGGAAATCCAAGGCTGGGATCACGCAGCTCTCAAGGGTGGCGACTGGAGTGGTTATATCGGCGTCAACGAGATGGTGGCCTTCAAGCTGCCGATTCACCTCTACCAGATGTACATGAATGAAGCACATCATGTACAGCCGAATGAGGAAGAAGGCAAGCTGCGATCAGTACTCGAGGTTATCGCCAACGAGGCGAAGTCCAAGGGCGCTGATGTGGAAGTGGGTGATGGTTCCGCAGAGCTGGGTCGAGGCCCGCGTGTTGGCAAGTTCGAAGGCGTTGACGCCTGAGGCTGCCGGTGCGTGGGGGTTAACCAACTGATTCTCAACCCTCTTTAAGGAGTAGTAACAATGCCCTCAGTGGCTTCGCCTTTCGGGCTCCGGCCCGCATACCATCCGTCGGGCAACATTCGCCCGGTGGCTTCCACAATCACGACCGCCTACGGTTCGAACATCTATCAGGGTTCGCCTGTCGGCTTCATTGCTGACGGCTCCATTGCCCTGTCTGCCGCCGGCGGCACGGGTGTCACCGGAGCGGTTGGTGCATTCCAGGGTGTCGAGTACACCGGCACCGATGGTCGCCGTCGCGTGTCGAACTACTGGCCTGCCTCGACGTCGGCAACCGAAATCGTTGCCTACATCACCAGCGACCCGGCAATCGTGTATGCGGTCCAGACGTCGGCCACGATGGCGCAGACGGCGGTGGGCGCGCAGTATGACTGGTCGACCAACGACACCAGTGCGGGCAGCACCACGACCGGCCTTTCGAACGTCTCCCTCAATGCGGCCTCCAACGCCGCCAACGCGGGCCTCCGCGTGCTGGGCCTCGTCCCGGATATCGACAATGCGTGGGGTGACACCTACGTCAACGTCTATGTCCAGTTGAGCGAGCACCAGTACGTCGCGACCATCGCGCAGATCTAAGGGAGTAACTAGAAATGGCAAATCCAATGCGCAGTACAGACTTCCGATCGGTTGTCGAGCCGATCCTGAACGAAGTCTTCGATGGCGTCTACGACCAGCGTGCGGACGAGTGGAAGCAGGTCTTCAAGCAGTCCAAGGGCATCGCTCGTTCCTATCAGGAAGAGCCCGTTCTCTACGGGTTTGGTGCGGCTCCGGAACTCCCGGACGGCACTGCAGTCACCTACCAGTCAGGTGGTGTTCTGTTCATCCAGCGCTACGTCTACAAGGTCTTCGGCCTTGCGTTCGCGCTCACCAAGGTCCTCGTGGAGGATGGCGACCACATCAAGATCGGGTCGACCTACGCTGAGCACCTCGCTCAGTCGCTGATCGAAACGAAGGAGACGCTGACCGCCAACATCCTGAACCGTGCTTTCAACGGTTCGTACCTCGGTGGCGATGGCGTTTCGCTCTGCTCCGCTTCCCATCCGATCGTGGGTAGCACGTTCAGCAACACGCTGACGACTGCTGCGGCCCTGTCGCAGACGTCGCTGGAGCAGATCCTGATCCAGATCCGCAATGCTGTTGACAACAACAACAAGCGTATCCGGCTCACCCCGACGCAGATCGTTACCGGCCCGTCGAATGTGTTCCAGGCGGAGGTTCTCCTCAAGAGCACCCTGCGCACGGGCACGGCGAACAACGACATCAACCCCGTCAAGTCGATGGGGATGCTGTCGAAGGGTCAGGCGAACATCTCGCGTATCACCTCCACCACTGCGTGGTTTGTGCAGACCGACACGCCCAACGGCCTCAAGCTGTTGACGCGCCGGGCTCTCGACCGCTCGATGGAAGGTGACTTCGATACGGACAGCATGCGCTACAAGGCCACGGAACGTTACATTCCGGGCTGGACCGATCCGCGCGCCCTGTTCGGCACCGCCGGCCTGTAAGGTACTGCTCGTACAGTAGAGCAAAGGGCGGCCCGGACCTAAACGGGTCGCCCTCTTCCCCGAAACTAAACGGAGACAACGACAATGCCCCTGAATGAACTCGACGTAACCCGCCTGCCGGGCGGCCTCTCGACGCAGAACGTCAACAACATCTTTTCGTCGTTCGGCATGCCCGACCCGACGAAATACCATACCTATTTCAACGATTTCGACTTGTACACTGCCGGTGACTGGACGGTCACGGAGACGCAGGCTGGCGCAACCCAGGCCCTGATCGACGGCGATGGCGGCGTGCTGGCGCTGGTCAACTCGGCCGCCAACAACGACCTCAACTCGATTCAGAAGGCGTTTGAAGGCTTCCGGCTGGAGCTGGGCAAGCGTACTTTCATGAAGGCTCGTTTCAAGGTGGACGATGCCACCAACGCCGCTGTGGTCGTGGGCCTGTGCATCACCGACACCACCCCGCTCGACGTCACTGATGGCCTGTACTTCTACAAGGCCGCTGCCACCACCTCCATCTCGGTGTTTGCTGAGAAGAACAACACCTCGACGTCGGCTGTTGCCGGTACGATGGCGAGCGACACGTACACGACGGTCGGCCTGTACTTCGACGGCATCGACCGCATCTGGTACATGTTTGGCGACGCGGTCGTGGGCTACATCACGCCCAGCACCAACCTGTGCGACGACGAGGATCTGACCATCACCCTGTCGGTTGCGAACGGCACTGCTGCCGCCCGTACCCTCACGGTCGATTACATCCTCGTAGCGAAGGCGCGGTAAGACCATGCGCCCGGTGAAGGTCACCGTAACGGGAGTGGGGGTTAGCGCCCCTATTCCTTTTGACCATTACCAGTCGCCGTCCACTGCTGCCCTTGGCGCGACCATCGACAGCGGGACTGCGACTTACAAAGTGGAGCACACTTTCGACGACGTCTTCGCCCCGACCTTCAACCCCGCCACTGCCGTCTGGTTTGATCACCCCACCCTCGTGGGCAAGGTGGTTAATTCGGACAGCAACTATGCGTATCCGCCCCGTGCCTGCCGACTTAATGTCAGCATCAGCTCGGGTGGCAACGTTTCACTCACCGTGAATCAGGCGGGCATTGTATGAGCCTCGTCGGTCCAGATGGTTCGGGTGGCGGTTCCGGCGATTTCCTCGCCGTTGCCGCTTTGTTGGCCGATTCCGGCCGCCTCCAGGCCTTGTACAAGGAGCTTGAGGACAAGAAGGCGCAGGCTCAGGCCGTCATCGCTCTCGCCGGCCCCGCGTCCGAGATCCTTCAGATCCGGGCGTCAATCGATTCCGAGTTGGAGTCGGCTAAGGCTGAGCATCGCAAGGCCAAGGAGGAGCGCGACTCAATCGTAGCTTCCGCTCTTGCGCAAGCTGCTCAAACTACCGAGAACGCTGCCCAGCGCTCGAATTCGGCTCGTGTCGATGCAGCAGCCATCCTTGCGGAAGCTGACCGCAGGCTGGCGGCGGCGTCGGCGGTAAAGGATGGTGCTGACAAGCGGTTGGCTGAGGTGGCCAATCAGGAAGTCAACCTTAGGGTCTGGGAAGACAAGCTTAAAGGCCAGTTGGCCGACTTGCTGGCCCAGCAGTCAATTCTCAACGAGCGCGTTGCTGCACTTCGCGCTGCCGAGGAACAGTTCCGCGCAGTCCTAGGTTAACCCGCTATGGCAATCGGCTCCGGCGGAATCGTTGAGGTTTTCCTTCCTCCGGGTGGCGACGTCGGCTACGTGCTGGCGAAAACCGCCACGGATGATTACGCGGCTTCGTGGTCGCCCCCCGGTGGAGCGGGCGGTGGCATCGTATCGCTTAGTGCGGGCGCGGGTACAGCTACCGGCCCGCAGATCGTTTTCTCGAATTCCAACGGGGTGTCGTTCGGCATAGCCGGCAACACCATTACTGCCAGCGCCGCAGCCGGCGCGGGCGGCGTCGCGATGTCGGCGGGCACGCAGAGTGTTTCGACCGGTACGGTCAAGTTTGCGGACTCCAACGGCATCAGCTTCGGCATGTCGGGCAGCTCGCAAGTTACCGCAAGCTACACAGTTCCTTCTATTGTTGGCCTGATCTCAGCCATCGCCCTGTCGGCGGGCACGACCACTGCGGCCCTATCCGCCGTCACATTTTCGAATTCGAACAACGTTAGCTTCGGGCTCGCTGCGGGTGTTGTTACGGGTTCTGCCTCGTATCCCGCTCAGTCCGTGCAGACTCAAAACACCGTGTCCGTGCAGGGCAGCACGGGCGCCATAAGTTTTGCCAACAGCAACGGCATCACCTTCGGTGGCAACGCTTCGACGATAACTGCCAGCTATACGGTCCCCACTCAGTCGGCTCAGACCGTTGGCATTTATGGATCCAGCAACACCACCGGCCAATCTTCTTCGTCTACTGTCGACGCACGGTCGCTTACTTTCCGTGGCATGGGCGTGGCTTCCGTCGGGCTTAGTGCCGGAGAAGTTATTATCTCCGTACCCTCCGGGGGCGGAGCTGGCGATGGCGGCAATACGCTTGCAGCTGGCACAAGGACAGCGGGCAGTAATAGTGTTGTCTTATTTTCGAACCTCAACGGAGTCAGCTTCGGACTAGATGCCGTCAATGGCTCGATCATGACGGCGAGCCACAACGCCCTGACTACGGCTCGTGCTTCGACTGATGCAGTTGGGCTCAACACCGCGCAGACGAATGTTACCTGGACGGTTAACAGTTCGGGACTGAGCCTCAATGCCGCTGGCTACGCGGGTACCGGCACTAGTGCGACCAATGCCAGCATTACCCTGAATAGTGCCGGGCTGGCCATCAGCGTGGGGGCCCCGGGCGCGGCGACCGAGACTATCTACGCGACCGGCAATACGACGGTCAACAGCAGCGGCACTATCCCGCTGTCGTCGGTGGTCATGCGCGGGTATGGCATTCTGTCGCTGGGCACCTCCAACGGCTCCCTGCTCTTGTCTACTCCCGACCCGACTGTGTTTACGCAGCTGTCGGTCGGTATGTCCACTGGTGGCAACACGGCGGGTACCACTGGTCTTGCTACTGGTCAATTGGTGCTGGCGGGCGGCGCAAACATTACCCTGAGCGGCAGTACCAACGCGGGGTCGATGACGATTTCGGTTGTCGGCGGTGCGGGTGGCGGAGGCGGCGGCGTCGGTGTTGGTGTGTCCTCTATGGGCAACACGGCAGGCACAACCGGCACGGTTAGTACCGGTAACGTGGTGTTTGTAGGCACTGGCCCCATCAGCCTCAGCCAGTCGAGCAGCGGTAGCAACGCCACGATTTCGATTAACGCTCCCGCTACGTCGAGTCTTGTCGCGGGCGCAAACATCACGGTTTCAACCGCCGGCAGCACCATCTCGATCATTGGTGCGTCGGTTGCCGCCGCGCCTGTTGGTATCTCGGCGGGTACCGTCTCCAACACGTTCCAGACCGTTACGTTCAGCAACTCCAACGGCATTAGCTTCGGGCTGGGCACGGGCGCGAGTGCTGGTATTATCACGGGCTCGCACAACGGCATCACGACGGCGCGGGCCTCGACCGACGCGATCGGACTCAACACGGCCCAGACAAACGTTACCTGGACGGTGAATAGCGCCGGGTTGAGCTTCAATGCCGCCGGGTACGCGGGTACGACCAGCGGTTTTACTGGCGCAAACATCAGCGCCTCGATCACACACAACACCGCTGGCCTCGCTCTCTCGATGTCGGTCGGAGCCGGTGGCGGAGTAGCTACTGAGACAATTTACGCAGCAGGCAACACGACTGTAAATAGCAGCGGTACTTTCCCGCTATCATCGGTCCAGATGCGTGGTTACGGCATTCTTTCGATCGGAACATCGAACGGCTCCTTGCTGCTCAGTACGCCCGACCCCACCGTGTTCACGCAGTTATCGGTCGGTATGTCGACCAACGGCAACACGGCGGGCAATACCGGGCTTGCCACGGGCCAGTTCGTGTTAGCGGGCGGCGCAAACATCACCTTGAGTGGTAGCACCAACGGCAACAGCATGACCATCACGGTCAGTGGCGGCGCAGGTGCGGGCAACCCGGTGTTCTCTGCTGGCGCCAACTCGGCGTCGCTCGGGTCGCTGGTACTCAGCAATTCTAACGGCGTGTCGTTCGGCCTCAACGGTTCAACGATCACGGCGTCTGTCGTTGGCGGCGGGGGTGGCGGAGTTGGGATTGGCCTCTCCACGATGGGCAACACCGCTGGTACGACCGGCATGGTGTCTACCGGTAATGTGGTGCTGGTCGGCAGTGGTCCGATCAGCCTGAGCCAGTCGAGTAGTGGTAGCAACGCCACCATTTCGATTAACGCCCCCGCGACTTCGAGTCTTGTGGCGGGCGCAAACATTACGGTATCGACCGCTGGCAGCACAATTAGCATTATCGGTGCTTCGGTTGCGGCAGCTCCGATCGGGATTTCAGCGGGTACCGTCTCTAACACCTTCCAGACGGTTACTTTTAGTAATTCTAACGGGATCAGCTTCGGGTTGGGCACGGGTGCAAGTGCGGGCATCATCACGGCCTCGCACAACGGGATCACGACGGCACGTGCTTCCACTGACGCTATCGGCCTGAACACGGCTCAGTCGAACGTCACTTGGACCGCCAATAGTTCCGGAATCAGCATCGATGCACGCGGTTATGCGGGCACCGCTACGGGTTTCACAGGGGCCAACGTATCTGGCTCGATGACCCATAATTCGCAGGGTCTGTCGTTGTCGTTGTCGGTCGCCCCCAGTGGCGGTGGGGCGGATGGGTACAATATTCTTGCGGCGGGCACACAAACTGCGGCGACGACTGGTACAGTCCTATTCAACAATGCGAACGGCATCACGTTCGGGATGTCCAACAGTTCGGTCATTACGGCGAGCCATAACGGACTGACCACGGCCCGCGCCTCGACGGATGCGGTTGGTCTTGCTACCGCGCAGTCAAACGTTACTTGGACCGTCAATAGTGCTGGCATCAGTCTCGATGCCCGAAATTACGCAGGCGTTGGCACTAGTGCCACCAATGCGAGTATCACTCTCAATAGCAATGGTCTTGCGATCAGTGTCGCCGCCCCGGGAGCTGGCGGTGGGGTCGGACTTTCGGCGGGCACGCAGAGTGTGTCAACCGGCACCGTAGCTTTTGCCAACTCCAACGGCATCAGCTTCGGCATGTCGGGATCAAATCAGATCACGGCGTCGTATACAGTGCCTGCACAGTCGGCGCAGTCGCTGGGCTTGTACGGCTCTTCCCAAACTTATGGCCAGTCGTCCAGTTCCACCATTGACGCCCGATCGCTCACTTTTGTGGGCTCCGGTGGTGTTTCTGTCGGCTTGTCGGGCGGCTCGTACCTTATTAGTGGCCAGACCACCACGCCGCAGACAGTCCAGACCGTAGGTCTGTATGGTGTCGGTAATACGACCGGCCAATCCTCGTCGTCCACGGTTGACGCCCGGTCGATCACTTTCTCGGGCGCGGGCGGAGTGTCGGTCGGCCTCAGTGGCGGCACCTACATCATTTCAGGCGGCGCGGGCGGCGGCGCGGGTTATACAGCGGGTGTCTCGACCGGCGGCAATACTTCTGGTGATACTGGTGCTGTCACTGGTCGCCTCATTCTGGCGGGCGGTGCTAATATCACCCTATCAGGCTCGACCAATGCGGGGTCAATGACGCTTTCAATCGGGGCCCCTGCGACTTCATCTTTGTCGGTCACGGGTGCTCTTTCGATCAGCGCCAACGGCTCAACAATTTCGATGGGGGTCCAGCCGGGTGGCCTGTATGCAAGTAGCCAGACCACGGGGCAGTCTTCGTCTAGCAGTTACGACATCCGGTCGATGTCGGTTGTTGGTCAGGGCATTGTGTCGGTTGGCCTGTCGGGCGGCTCGCTCCTCCTGTCGGCCACCCAAAGTAATCAGGCGTTTAGCGCGTCGGGAGGCTCGAGCGCCTTCCAGACGCTGGCGTTCAATAACGGCAACGGTGCGACGTTCACGAACACCGCAGGCAGCGTGGGCCTGTCCTACACCGTCCCGACCGTTACGCAGTATTTCAGCAATACGGCGACGACCTTCAACGGCACGAACGTGTCGGGGTCGATCACCCACAACACTGCCGGTATTCGGATTGATATCAGCGCTGGGGCCGGCGGGGGCGGTGTAACCCCAGTAGCGTCGGCATCCAACGGTTCTTTCAGTTTCACAACCCTTGGATTCAGCAACGCCAATAATGTCACATTCGGAACCAGCGTTGGTGGCATAATCACGGCGTCGGTCGCGGCCCCCGGTGCTGCTGCCGAAAACAACTGGATTAACCTCCTTGGGGCCAACACTGCCGGCAACACAACGGCCAGCGGTTCGACCATCGGCTATAGTGGCATCAACGTCACCTTGTCAGGCACGAATGGCAGCGTCATTAATTTTAGCGCCCCAGCTTCTTCCTCCTTGTCGGCCACGGGCGATCTTTCGATTAGTACTAATGGCTCCACCATTAGTATTGGATACGCCGAGCCCGTCGCTAGTGTGTGGGAGCCGTGGCCGCTAGGCAATAATACTGCTTACTCTAGCTACGGCCATAACACGATGTATTACTTCCCCGTGTTCCCCCCGGACAACGCGGCCGTGTCAGCTATCGAAATGGCTTGCAGCTTCAACAACGCGTCGTCCAGCGTTAGTCATTCAGTTGGTCAGACAATCCAGTATGGCCTATATAAGGCAGGCGCAGGCGCGAGCAGTACGCAGTACGAGTCTATTTCAACTTCGCAGATGGTCATACAGGCTTCGTTTTCGAGTAACCTTAGCGGAGGTCTTACGATCTCGCAGGGCACTGGCAGCTACACAGTGAGTTCCGCCGGCACTGGCTTCATCTCGTCCCTGACGGGTCAGAAGCACTTTTATTTGCCCTTCGCGACCACTCTACATGCCGGCTCCAAATACCACGTTGGCTTCAGGGTCAGCACCGCTTCGGTTGGCAATACTGGTGCGTTCAGGCAGTCTTTCCTTGTGATGACCAACCAGTCAAATCTGTCATGGGGTCGTGTTTTTGTAAGCACAATTTTTGCGTCTAACGTTTCGGTCATCGAGGATCAGGATGCCCGCTACTACTCGGCCACCACTGGCGGCATGATGGCAAGTTATGCAGTTTCCCAGGCGTCGCTGCAGGTCAGCCGCGCTCGCCCTTGGCTTAATTTTGATTACTAGAGGAGATGTAAAATGACCGGTAGAGAAATCATCGACAAGGTCGCCACCTACGTCGGAGCGCATGTCCGCGAGGCCGCCATTGCCATCCTCGTCCTCGTCGTGGTCCTGATGGCCGTCGTCGCGTTCGGCTGATCGACGATGGGTATTTACCTATTAGGCGGCAACGTGCTCGGCAAGGCCGGCGGCGGGGTGTGGTCGAGCGCGAGCGGTGGGGGCGGCGGATCTGCGCCGTTCATCCTGTACACCGACATCACAGCCGGCCCGGTGACCGGGGGCGAGAACAGCAAGGGCTGTTATCTCTCGATCTACGGCACCAACTTCGGCAACTTCAGCGACTACGGCACGACGAACTTCGTGACCATCGGCGGTGTGAACGTTGATAACTATCGCTGCTTGACGAATACGGTCAACGCGAAGCTCAATGCCTTGGGCGTCAAGAGGCTGACCGTGCAGGTCGGTGCGCTTACTGGACTGAGCGCTGGCACTGCCTACGCAGTCAGCGTGACGGTCGGCGGAACGAGTCCGGGTAACAGCACCAGTAGCGGCAAGTACGTGGATCTGTTCGCAGAGGTGATCACGTTCACGCCGCAGCCCGGCAGCATCATCTTCGTGGACAAGGACAGCATCGGCGGCACGGCGAATAACGCGAACGCGGGTACGATCACTTCTCCGAAGCTGGAACTCCAGAACAGCGGCGGCAAGAGCGGCGCGTTGCCGTGGAATGGCGCAAATGTCAGCGACAATGCGGGCGAGGATGGCGCGAAGCCGGGCACGCATGTCATCTTGCGCGCCGGCACCTACAGCGCGACCGGGCTGAACAATCGGTGGGTGGATCTTTACAAGATCACCGGCAGGCCCGCGACCGGCGCAACAGATCGTGGGCCGATTGTCGTCACGAGCTACCCCGGCGCAGCGGGCGCGAACTCCCCCGAGGTTGTGGCGTGGGTCGGGTCTGGTGACAACGGCGGGTTCAACGGCAACGACGGCAACAACGCGACAGCGTCGGTTACCGCCTATGGCGGCGGCGGGACTATTGGATGGTGCCAGTACATTCAGATCAGCAATCTGAAAGTGAACCCTGCGGCGGCTGCGGGCAGCGACCGAGCGCCGTTCAACACGCAGAACCACGGGCAGTATTGGCGCATCATCAATTGCGAGGCGACTTGGCCGAGTACGGTCAGCACCACGAGTCAGGGACGTTCGGCGGGGATTGAAGGAAGCCCCGTCAATGGCCGTTTCTACGGCAACTACATCCACGACATCTACGGCGCGGGGTCAGAGGCTGACACCCAGCACGGGTTCTACATGGATGGGTTCGATACCGGCAGCGGGAACGTCGCGAACGGGAACATTCTCGCGTTCAACTACATCTACAACATGACCTTCGGCAACGGCATCCAGTTCTACGACGGCGCGAACGGTGCCGGGATGCGCAACAACACCGTGGCCTATAACTGGATCAAGACGACAAGCAAGCACGGGCTGAATATCTCGAACAACACGCAAGGCGTCGTGGCGTACAACAACGTCATCGAGGACGCGGGCGTTGACGGCATTCACATGCAGAGCATTGCGCCTACAGTGGCGAATGAAATCACGGTGACGAACAACACCATCTACGGGTGGGGCCGGGTGAGTGGGCAATTCGCTGTCCGCAACGAGGCGACGGTCACGAGTGGCCGCGTCCGCATCGAAAACAACATCTTCATGCAAACGCCGTCTCACTCGGCCAACGGCTACGACTTCGATTCACTCGCTGGTGGCGAAGTCCTTAACGATAACCAGTGGTACGACCCCGACGGTCGGTTGACCACGAAGCCCGCAGGCGACAGCGCGGGCGCCTACGGCAATCCGCTGTTCACGAATGCCGCAACCGGCGACTTCACGTTGCAGCTTGCCAGTCCCTGCGTGGATACGGGCAGCAGCCCGTCAGGCGTCACGCGTAGCTACGGGTTCGCGCTGAATGCAGCGCCCGTGAACTCAACCCATGATCGCGGCGCATACGAGAGGACAACGTAGTGGCGACCGTCACACTGCTGTACTTCGGTGAAAGCACCGGATCGTGGAACACGATCACTGGGTCCCTAACGAATACAATTGCCGCTGGGGACACGTTGATAGCTGCGTTCACGGGAATCAATTTCTCCGATCTCAGCGCGATGACAGACTCGGCAGGTACGTTCACCAAAGAAACAAACTCGTTTGTAGCGTATTCAGATAGCAGTAGCTGCTATGGCGGCTTCTATGTGCAGAAGAATTGCGCTGGTGGGTCCCATGTCATTACGCCCCCGACTGTCACGGGTGGAACAGACGGGCTTCTGTACATCTGGAAGTACTCGGGCGGTCCTGCTACTCCAGCTACAAGGACAACTGCGAAAGTCCAGCAGATCTCTTCGTCAACCACTCTTTCGTTGTCGTCTGGTACTTCTCCGTCTGCCCCTGTTTCTGGCGATGCAGCATTTGCAATTCGTTCGCATGAGAACACAGTTGGCTCAACGACTATCTTCTCGACAGTACCATCAGGGTTTACTGATGACGGCCAGTACACGAACGGCTCGGTCAACCTGCCGACGCAGGCATGCCATCGACTATTAGGGTCTGGTGGGGCGTTCACGGCTACGTGGGTAGTAAATGATCCTGCGATTCACGACACAATTGGCGCGATATTGGTGCTAGAAGGTCCTAGTAGCAGCGGCATTTCAATTGCCTGGATACAAGCTTAAAAGAGGTATTTTGTGAATCCCCAAGTTCTTTTCCCTGAAAACGTCGAAGGGCGCAACAACTCCAACATCGCGGCCTCGGTCGCGAGGCTGGAAGCGGGGCAGATCTACAAAGATCTGTCCACTGTGATCGTGGTGCCAACCCGGGGCGGGCCGTGCCTGACTCCCCGCTTCGTCAACTCGCTGCAGTCCGTGATTCGCCCGATGAACAACCGGGTGGTGGGCCCGATTTTCGCGGCGGGCATGGAAGTAGGGGCGGCCTACAATTGGGCAGTCGACTGGATCCTCACCAACCTCCCCGACTACAAGTACATGCTCACATGGGAGGACGACGTTATCCCCCCGCCCGACGGCCTGCTGAAGCTGTACGAGGCAATGGGGCAGTATGATGTCGCCGGGGCCCTATACTGGACCAAGGGTGAATTGGGTCAGCCGATGATCTACGGCGACATCAACGACAAGGTCGTTAACTTCCGCCCGCAGCCCCCGATGGATAACACTTTCCATCCGACGTACGGGCTCGGGATGGGGTTCAACCTCTTCAAGATGGAGATGTTCAAGAAGGTTGCCAAGCCGTGGTTCGTCACCGAACAGCGCTGGGACCCGGCGAGCGGCTCCAAAGTCTACACGCAGGACCTCTATTTCTACGAGAGGGCCGGCAAGGAAGGATTCAAGTTTTGTTGCGATACTCGCGTCAAAGCCGGGCACTACGACCACACCACGGATATCCTGTGGTAGCGGCGTGCCGTAAACTTAGAGAGGATGTATGAAGAAGAGAGTTCTAATTACCGGCGGTGCAGGATTTATCGGGCACCACCTTGTCGACCACCTGCTGCGCACGACCGACAGCCACCTGACGCTGATCGACCGTCTGGATACCTCAGGCAACCTTAACCGGCTGCACGAAGTCATGGACGTCCTTCCGGTCAACAACCGCATCAAGGTGATCTTTCACGACCTGCGCGCCGAGATCAATGGGCAGCTCGCGGCCCAGCTTGGGGAGTTCGACGAGATTTACCATCTTGCGGCGCTCACCCATGTCGACCGCAGCATCGAGGACCCGATGCTCGCAGTCCAGGAAAACGTCGTGGCGTCCTGCAACTTGCTTAATTATGCCCGCCATGTCGGGTGCGGCAAGTTCCTGTACTTCTCGACCGACGAGGTGTTCGGCCCTGCCCCCGAAGGCGTCGCGTACGACGAGAACGCGCGCTACAACAGCGGCAACCCCTACGCTGCCGCCAAGGCAGGTGGCGAGGAACTCGCGGTGGCCTTCGCCAACACTTACAAGATGCCGATCATGATTACGCACACGATGAACGTAATCGGGGAGCGCCAGCATCCTGAGAAGTTCGTACCGATGACCATCGACAAGGTCAACCGGGGTGACGTCGTCACGATCCACGCCAACGCCTCGAAGACCAAGGCGGGCTCCCGGTTCTACATCCACGCGCGGCGGGTAGCCGAGGCGGTCACGTTCGTGATGGAACACGGGCGGTTCGGGGAGAAATACAACGTTGTGGGCGAGCGCGAGCTTGACAACCTTCAGCTGGCGCAGTTGATTGCCGCCAGCGTCGGTAAGCCCCTGTTCTATGAAATGGTCGACTTCCACTCGTCGCGGCCCGGGCACGATCTGCGCTACGCGCTGTCGGGAGAGAAGTTGAAGAAGATGGGGTACACTCATGGCGCTACCATTGAAGACGATATCGCCTCCGTGGTAAAATGGACGCTCGGGAACCCCCATTGGCTGCTGAATCGTGAACTGAGGTTGGTGTCATGAAGCTCGACGTAGGTGCTGGCCAGAACAAGCGCGAGGGCTTCACGGGGATGGACCTGTTTGAAGGCTCGGACATCGTTCACGACCTCATGGTTTTTCCGTGGCCTATCAAGGATGGCGAGGTAGAGGAGCTGCATTGCTCCCACGTGCTGGAGCACATCCCGGGGCTCGAGCGCGGAAAGTTCATGGACGAGGTCTACCGCGTGATGGCGGTCGGGGCGAAGGCCACGTTTATCGTCCCCGCCTATAATTCCTCTCGTGCTGTCCAGGACTTCACGCACGTGTTTCCCCCGGTGTGCGCCGACTCGTTCTGGTACTTCAACAAGGCTTGGCGCGAGGTTAACAAGCTGACGCACGGCCATTACGCCCTGAAGTGTGACTTTGACCATCAGGTCACGGGCACCATCGGCGGCGGCTGGGCGCAGCGGGCTTACGATGCGCAGGTGTTCGCCTCCACTCACTACATGAATGTGACGCAGGACATTCACGCGGCATTAATCAAGAGGGCTCCGGCATGAAGAAACCCTACCACGCTCGTCCCAGCCACACTTTTCCGCCTGAGTTTGGCTTTACCGGCAGTACCGGCAAGGTCACGAGCGTGACGGCGCATACCCGGGGGTTGCCTATCAAGAAGGGCGCGGGGGGTATGGCCCGCCGTCCCCGGGTCCCCCTCAAGAGGGTTGTTGACCAGATTGTGGACTCGATGCCGCCCCCGGCGATGCCAAACGCGGCTGCGGCTTCGCCGCTGGCTGCCATGGCTCGGATGGCTCCCCGCCGTGGTCCCAACCTTCCGATGATGGCCAGCACCACGATGAAAAAGGGCGGCCGGGCCTTCAGCAAGGCTCCGATGTTTGGCAAGAAGGACTGCTAAGTGGCTGTCTCGGGCACAGTTGGGGCGACCGCTTTCAACACGATGAAGGTGATTGATCACGCTTATCGTGAGTGCCGGATGCCCCCGCAGTCGCTCGGGGCGGAGATGATCGACGTAGCGAAGGACAAGTTGTACTTGCTCCTGTCGTCGCTGGCCAACAAGGGTGCCCCGCTGTGGTGCCAGACCCGGGACATCCTGCCGTTGTATCAGGGCAACCCGGTCATCCCGTGTGATGTCGGCGCGGTTGATGTCCTCAACGCCAACATTCGTACGTTGCAGCGGGCTAGTGGTGTCTACACGTTCTCGTCGGGTAACGACGCTGACTACGCTTTCGATGGTGACTTGTCGACCGCCACGACCAACAGCGGTGTAGCGGGCTACATTAAGGGGGTCTTTGTCGATGGCGTCCAGCCAACGTCGTTTGGTATCCTCCCCGGAGCGACCGGTACTTGGGACATCGCAATCCAGTACTCGGACGACGATATCACTTACACGACCGCGTATGCCAACACTACTCTGGCGGCCGTGGATTCGGAGTGGTTTTGGGTTGACGTCGCTTCCTTGCCCTCCGCAGTGTACTGGAAAATCCAGGCGGGGGCTGCGACCACGCTTAGCGTCCGCGAGTTCGTGATTGGGTATAATCCAACGGAGATCCCGATTGCGCGTCTGAACAAGGACGACTATTTTTACCTGCCCAACAAGACCTTGCAGGGATCGCCCGTTCAATACTGGCTCGACCGTCAGTACAACGTCATCAACCTCAACATCTGGCCCGCGCCTGACAGCTCCTCGACTTTCAAGCAATTGATCGTCCTGACGCACCGCCACATCATGGACGTAGGTACGCTGGGTCAGTCGCTCGAGATTCCGCAGCGCTGGTATCGCGCCGTGGTGCTGGGGCTCGCTGCCGATCTTATCCGCGTCACCCCGGAGGCTAATGCCGACTTGCTTCCCAGCATCCGTGCCGATGCTAAGGAAGCCCTCGCAGAAGCTTGGGCGGAAGAGCGCGACAAGTCCCCGACGATGCTCAGCCCCAACATTTCGATGTACACGCGATGAGTATCTTCCTCGACACGACCGGCGAGCCTACCTTAGGCATTGGCATTTGCGACCGTTGCCGTCGCAAGTTCCCGCTGGCTCAGCTTATCCCAGACGGTAATTTGCCCGGGCTCCGTGTCTGCAAGGACGACTCCGACCTGTACGACCCATATCGCCTGCCCGTCCGTCGTGCTGACAACATTCACCTTCCCTTCGTCCGTCCCGACGAATCGGTAGAGGTATAAGATGCCCACAGCAACCACCTTTACCTCCCTTCAATCCGACGTCGTCGCGTATCTGGAGCGTGGTGCTGCGGTCGACACCACAGTGTACGACCAGATCCCGAGGCTTATTAACCTTGCGGAGCGCTCGATTGCGAAGGCTCTCAAGATCCAGGGCTTCATTAATACTGTTACCGCCGACTTTGCGTCGGGCACCTCGGTGTACCAGAAGCCGGACCGTTGGCGGCAGACGATCAGCATCAACTTTGCGACGACCAACTACCGTTTGCCGCTGTTTGCCCGTTCGTACGAGTATTGCCGGTCGTTCTGGCCCGACTCGTCGCTCACCGGCACTCCGCAGTTTTACGCGGACTACAACTACGATTACTGGCTAATCGCGCCGACCCCGGACGCGGTGTACCATTTCGAGGTCATGTACTACGAGCAGCCGCCGTTCCTCGACACGACGAACCAGACCAACTGGCTCACTGACTATCTGCCGCAGGCCCTCCTGTACCGCACCCTGCTCGAAGCTTCGCCCTTCCTTAAGGATGACAGCCGGATGGGGGTGTGGCAAAATCTATACCAAGAAGCCGTAGCTTCCGCCAACACCGAGGACATCAAGAAGATGGTCGACCGCAGTTCCACTCGGCAGGGGGCATAAGACATGACCGGCTATACCCAGGTTTTCGGCAGCACGACGATCTACCCGTCGAAGCAGACTTTCTTATCCCTCGCGATGTCCACAGACCAGACTCTGGTGTGGCCCATCGAGCAGCAAGTTAGCGGTAACGTCGTAGCGGACATCATCGAGGTCAACGCTTCGGCTGGCAGCCTTTCGATCACCCTGCCGGATGCTCGGCAGGTGTCCACCGGCTTTACCGCCCTTTTCAACAACGTCGGCTCGAATACGGTCAGCATCAAGAATAGCACCGGCACCGTGTTAGTATCACTGACCAACGGTACGGCATGGCAGCTGTACCTGTCGGACAACAGCACTGCAGCCGGCACTTGGAAGACCTTCCAATATGGCGCGGGTACCTCGACCGCCAACGCCGCAGCGCTTGCTGGGTATGGCATCAAGGCTATCTCGACGACGCTCAACCAGAGCATGCCGGTAACGTCGACCTCAACGACCCCCTCGACGTTTGTTGATGCGGATCGCGGCAAGCTTATCGTCTGGACCGGCGGCGCGGGCACCTTCAACCTGCCGTCCGCTGCTACCGTGGGCTCCGACTGGTTTATTGTGATTCGCAACGGCGGTACTGGCACCCTCAGCGTTGTGCCACCTTCGGGCACTATCGACGGGTCGGCCACCAAGAACATGGCTACGACCAGTTCTGCTATTGTGGCTTCGGATGGCACTAACTACTTTACCATCGGCTATGGCCTGACGGCGTCGTCCAGCTCTTTCGACTACCTCGCCATTGCGGTCGCCGGTACTGGTAACTACACGCTGGCGGGTGCCGAACTCAGCCGGATTTCCTACAAGTTCACCGGCATTCTGACCGGCACCCGCACGATTATCGTGCCCGCTACCCTTAACGAGTACTGGGTTGACAACAGCACCACGGGCGCATTCTCGCTGTACTTGAAGACGGTGGCACAGGCGGCCCCCGGCATCGAGGTCACGCAGAGCCAGCGGGCCATTCTGTACTGCGACGGTACCGACGTCAAGGCGGCTGACACCTCGGCGGCCACTTACCCGGTGGCGGTGTCGCTCGGCGGCACGGGGTCCTCGACTGCGCCCGGGGCGCTTACCAATCTTGGCGCGGATGCCAAGTACCTGCCCTTCGCGGGTGGCACGATGTCCGGCGATGTGAACCACGCCGATTATGTTGTGCAGCGCCCCGAGCTGAAGGACTACAGCGAAACGAAGACAGCGCCCACGATTGCTGCTGGCGTCCTGACTCTCGACCTGACGAACGGTAACGTTTTTGAAGTGGCCCTCAACGCCAACATCACGACGCTCAACTTTAATAACCCCTCCCCGACCGGTAAAGCTTGCAGCTTCACCTTGATCTTTACTGCCGATGGCACCGGGCGCACGGTGGCTTGGCCCGGCGCGGTCAAGTGGGCGGGCGGTACGACTCCGACGCTCACTAGTACCAACGGTAAGAAGGACATCTTCAGCTTCATGACGGTCGATGCCGGTACCAATTGGTACGGCTTCACGTCAGGGAAGAACTTCTGATGTTGGCTAACCGCATGCGCCAGAGCGCCGGCACCGACCGTATCGCCATCGCTCTGACTATTTCCGCCGGCACTACGGAATATGATGTTTATGCCAACAAGGGCGGGACATATGTAGCTGGCAAGTCGGATATTACGGTCACCATCAACGCGGGAATCGTAGTAGGGGCTACCTCGTCTGGGGCCTATGCCTTCACCGTCTCTAGCTCGTTCAACGCTGCCGACACCGTTACTATTATTAACAATGGCAGCATTGTTGGTAAGGCTGGTGACGGGGCCAATGGCCAGAATGTTGACTCAGGAGCAATATTGTCGGGGTCGGGAGGAAACGGTTCTTCCGGCGGGCCCGCCATGCTGATCCAACGCGCTACTTCAATTAACAATGGTAGTGGCACCATTGGCGGTGGCGGTGGCGGTGGCGGTGGCGGCGGTGGCTCCCGGTGGGCGACGGGCCCTCTTGCATCCGGTGGCGGTGGCGGCGGCGGTGGCGCGGGGTATAATAGCACTTTTGGCACGGGCGGCTCGTGCAGCGGCTCTGGAACTTTGGCCAACGGAACCCAAGGTGTGGCGGGTTCTGCTACTGCTAACGGTAATGGCGGGGCGGGCGGAAACGCCTCCCCTGGAGTTTGCCAAGCCGGCAGCGGCGGGAACGGTGGCGGCTTGGGCACGGCGGGCGACACTGGACAAAATGGTGTGTGGGGCCAGACGGGCTCGGGTGGGACTGGCGGGTCAGCCGGCATTTGTGTTCAGGGCGACAGCAACGTTACCTGGATTGCCGCCGGCAATCGCTATGGCACGAGGACTGGCTGATGCGTCGTCGTGTTGCCCTTGCTCTCGTCGGTGCTTCTGTGGTGGTTGCTGCCTGTGACAACGCGCGCCCCACGGTTTTGCCCAACCCACTGCCTAAGCTTGTGGAAGTCATGCGGGCCGGCGGCACGATCACGCTGCCCGAGGGCACGTGGTACTTAAAGAATGACTATGCGGCCCCCGGCACGACCATCCGGGGCGCGGGGCGGGGGAAGACGTTCCTTGTGCTGCAGGACCCGCTGGCCAACCTCATTCGCTACGACGGGCCCATCACCCTGTCCGACCTGACCCTTCTTGGTGCCAACGCTAACGGTATCCCTTACGCTACCGGCATGGCACTCACGGGGCGGGGCGACGCTCTGCTCGAGAGGGTTACCCTCGATGATTTCTGCGCCTCGTACTGGGTCAACGCCAACGACGGCGATGTCTACGCGAGGTTCTGCCAAGTGATCACGCGCGAGGGAAACTTGTGCGGTCCGCAGGGTGAAGGGCTCACGCAATATGTCAGCACTATCTTCTCCCTGTATGGCTCGGGTCGCTTGACCGTCGAGGACAGCGATGGGGAGCTTACCCACGCTAAGCAGATGGTGTCTGTGTGGTCGGGCTGCAATGGAGTGGTGCGCAGGACGACTGCGCGCAACGTCGGCATGAGCCCGCTGGTCGGGTGGGATGCCGGGGCTTATGCCTTCTTGGCCTACAACGAGCCCGTAAGTGGGCCGGTGTGGCCCACGTTGGTCGTCGAGGATTCTGAGGTGCTGGGTGCCCGCTCTTGCGGCATCTACTCCGCCTCCGCCGGTCTTGTTGTGTCGCGCCGTAACTACTACGAGCGAATCCCCGACAAACTCGACTCAACAATCCCCAAGGGTGCCATTGCTATCAACGGTACCACGAACTTCATATCCGAGGACGACGAGTTCGGCCCCGGATTGTTCGCGAAGTATAACATCGCGACGGACCGTACTCGCAATGTTATTCGGTAGGAGAGATGATGACAGACACAGGAGATTCTGGGAGGTACACGTTGGGCGTTCATGATGCGGCGATAGAAAGCATCAAGTCCGATGTACAGGATTTGAAAGAAGACTTCCGTGATGTCAAGAAGGACGTAGCGGATATCAAGCTGCTGTTGGCCACAACCAAGGGCGGAGTCCGCGCCTTGATGTCAGCAGGTGCGATAGGGGCCGCCGTAGCCACTCTCGCTCTTAAGGCCCTGCCCTTCGTGTTCAAGGGCAATTAATGAGCGACAACTTTGACAGGGCCTTTAATTACGTCGTCGGGGCGGAGGGGGTCTATTCGGACGACCCTACCGACCCCGGCAACTGGACGGGAGGTATCGTCGACGGGGTGGGGCAAGGCGAATTCAAGGGGACCAAGTATGGGATCAGCGCAAAATCGTACCCGACCCTCGACATCCGAAACCTCACTCTCGCCCAAGCTAAGGAAATTTACAAGCGTGATTATTGGGATCGTATCCGTCTTGACGTTCGTCCCTATGGTGCTGCTATTTGTCTCTTCGATTGTGCAGTTAATCAGGGCGTTGGGGCGGCCCTGAGCATTTTAGATAAGGTGTCTACCAGCTCCCAGCCCTTCCTCGTGGCTTTCCAGGCGGAGCGCGCGCTTCTGTATGTCGAGGCGAAGACGTTCAAACGTAACGGGCGCGGCTGGATGCGCCGTCTGATCCGAACCGCTCTGGAGGCAACCAAATGACTAACGAACTGTCGTGGAGCTACGTCACTCTTTTCCTGTGCTTCGCCGGGTGGGCTACCCACTGGCTCTCGTCGTGGGGCGAGCAGTGGCGGCTGAACAAGGCCAGCCTCAAGGACTATTATTATAGCAACGTTCCGGCGTTCTGGTTCTCTGTGATCGCCACCGCTGCCCTGTACGTGGTCGGCCCCGGGCTCCTGCCCCTGATTGGCCTCAACATGGCGACCCTCCCGGGGGCCACCGCCACCGCTGTTGCCAATCTTGGCGCACTCACGATCGGTTACATGGCGGACTCCATGATGTACAAGATCGCCAATCTGGTCCGTAAGGTCGAGCAGTGATCACGTACTTTCGAATCGCGGCGGTCGTAGCCTTTGTGGCCCTCGTCGGCGGGCTGTTCTACACGGTCCAGAGCTGGCGAGAGGACTCGCGGGCCCTTGAGGCTGCCAAGAATGACTTCGCGAACAGGGCCAAGGAATACAACGACAAGATCGCGGACTACGAATTTCAGAAGTCAACCAGTGCTGAAGCCCAGAAAGGACTCGCAAATGAACTCGAAAATCTCCGTATTGCTAGCCTCGCTCTGCCTGTGCGTATTGTGCGGGTGTGCGTCCCAGCCGACCCGGTGCCCGCCGCCCCCCGAAATGCCGGAGATCCTGAAGGCCCCCCTACCCCCGCCGGGGAGCTTCCGCAAAAGGCTGGACGAGATATTGGACCAGACCTCTACTCCGAAGCCGACCGCGCCGACGCGCTAGTTGCGCACTTCCGGCAGCAGCGGGCCGTGTGGGAAGCCTACATGAAGAAGTACGGGAAGCCGACCGATGGCAACTAAGCCTATCCTGATCCGGTCGGGCCCGGGCGTCAAGCGTGACGGCACGGTGTTCGAGGGCGAATTTTACATCGACTCTCAGTGGTGCCGGTTTCAACGGGGCCTGCCCCGCAAGATGGGCGGCTTCCGGTCGATCACGGATGAGGTGCCCCAATTGGCCCGGGGCATCAATTGTATGACCGCCAACGGTATGACTTACGTCCATACCGGCAGCGAGAACAAGATCACGCAGTACACCCTATCGGGCACCTCCCTGTCGGCGCTTACCGACCGCACCCCTGCCGCCATCGTGTCCTCGACCGATAACCTGTGGCAATTTGAGGTGATGTATGATTCAGTTAGTGCTTCGAGCCGACTGATCGCCCACGGGCCACCTAACCTGACCAATATCGACAACACGACCACCGGGAAGATCTTCTACGGGGTCACGACCGCCGGGGCGGTCCTGACCGATACCGCCGTGGCCGAGGAAAGTGGGGGGATTTGCGTCGCGGCTCCGTATCTGCTAAAATTCGGGAGTAACGGGCACGTCGCGTGGTCGGTCGCGAATAAGCCTGCGGATTTCACCAATGCCGGGTCCGGAGACGCTTATATTACTGGCCAGAAGATCGTGAGGGGTATCCCGATGCGGGGCGGCGGCTCGGGCGCAGCGGCCCTGTTGTGGTCGCTCGACTCCCTGCTGCGCGCCAACTACGTAGGCGGCACCGCGATCTGGGCCTTCGACACTGTTTCCACCAACAGCTCCGTGATGTCCTCACAATGCATCATCGAGCACGACTCGATCTATTACTGGATCGGCACCGACCGGTTCCTGATGTTTAATGGTATCGTTCGTGAGATCGACAACCAGATGAACTTCAACGACTTCTTCGACAACATCAACATGGCGTACCGCCAGAAAGTGTTTGCGATGAAGTTCCCCCGGTGGGGCGAGATCTGGTGGTGTTACCCCCGGGGCTCCAACACCGAATGCTCTCATGCCATCATTTACAACGTTCGTGAAAACATCTGGTACGATACCGAACTCCCGACTACCCGCACGGTCGGAGTCCACAACGGCATCGCGGACCTGGACTTGATGATCGACGCGACGCTGACCACCTCCGGTTATACGATGTGGGATCACGAAAATGGAGTCGATCAGGCCACCGGCACTGACACGCAGCCGGTGCGGTCGTGGTTCCAGACCGCCGAGATCTCGATGCTCACCCAACAGGAAAGCGCTGACAAGTCGCTGCGGGTGGCGCGGCTCGAGCCCGACTTCGTACAGTCCGGGGACCTGCAAGTAGTTGTGTTGGGCCGTCCCAACGCGCGCTCGACCGAGGTGAGCAGCGAGGCGTTTACGATCCCGGACACCGCGACGGGCCCGGAGAATGAAACCGTGCCCCTCAAGGCGGTGCGCCGCCTCATGAGTTTCCGGTTCGATTCCAACACCGTTGGTGGCGATTACCAGATGGGGCAGACGATTGCACATGTTGAGCCGGCGGATGGAAGGGTTACGTCGTGATCATCAACCCGACCCGCATGCGCCCAACTGAGTGGGCCGACCGTATGGCCCTCGGCCTGTGGCAGTTTGGGCCGGTTCCCCGCATGAGCCGCGATGAAGATTGGAAGGAGTGGGCGCGAGCCGTTCTGACTCTTCCGGGGGTGGCCGATCAGCAGCCGCCCAATCCTGACCAATTCGAAAACTTCGAGGAGTGGGCCACGTACTTTACTGACGCGGTCACCACGGGAGCCTGACCTTATGAGCACGACTTACAAGACGAACCCGGACGGTAAGATCACGATCCGCCTGTACGAGCGGGCCGAACTCCCGGCTTTCGCTACTGGCGGCCTTGCCCAGGCGGCGGAAGCCGTGCGGGGCCGGGGCCGGATGGGCGACGACATCCTGATCCACGTAAACCCGGACGAATTCAAGCAGATGCAGGAGCTGTGGGGCGAGCCCACGATCAACCCGCACACCGGGCTCCCGGAGTACGGCTTCTTCTCCAAACTCTGGAAGAAGATCAAGAAGGTGGCCAAGGTCGTGCTGCCCATTGCCCTGAACTTCATCCCCGGTGTGGGCACCGCGCTATCGGCGGGTCTCTCCGCCATGGGCGTCGGCGCTTCGGCCCTTCCCGCCGTGACAGCGGCGGTGAAGGGCGCTTTGTCTGGCGCCATGAGCGGCGGCAGCAAGGGGGCACTTATCGGTGCGGTGACAGGCGGGCTTGGGGCGACGGGTGCTGGCGGCAAGCTTGGCAGCGCCGTTGGCCTGTCGGGCAAGACCGCCGACATGGTAGGCAACGCCGTGATTGCTGGTGGTGCTAATGCTGCGACCGGTGGTGACTTTGCGCAGGGCGCGCTAGGCTCCGCTGCCGACAGTCTCGTGATGCCGTACATCAACAAGGCCGTCGCTGGTTCCATCGAGCGCATGGGGCTTGGGGACGGCGCGGCGGGTGGCGGCAACACGGGCTCGATGAACGTGCCCAGCTTCGGCATGGACACCGGTTTCAGCAACTACGATACGACAACTTCTTCGGTCCCCTATACTCATAATAGCACTCCGTCCGGGTATAGCGGCCTGAGCGGCCTTACCGCCCCGACGAGTTCCGGCAGCATGAGCGACGTCATGGGCGGGGCGAGCCTGTCTTCCATCCTCAACGGCTCGGGGGCCTCGTCGGCTCCCGCTTCGGCGTCGTCCTCGGTGCCGTATACTCAGAACGGAGCCCCCGTCGTCGCGGCCCCGGAGGCTCCGGCGGCCTCCTCGGGCAGCGGCCTGAATCCGCTGCTCGTGGCCGGGGGCCTCGCAGCGCTGGCCGGAAGCGGTGGCGCGGGCTCCTCGCAGTCGGGTGCCCCGCCTGAGTTGCCCAGCAACTTCACCACGCCGCTACAGCAACTGCAGCTCCAGCGCCAGCGGCTGGCGAATCCCACCAACTATTACACGTACGGCATGAGCCCGCAGGGGGAGCACGCGTTCTACGGACCCACCACCTATACGCCGTTCCAGAACCAGCAGCCGACGACGCCTACGCCCGACCTCAGCACTATCATGCAGGGGGTCCCAGGTTTCGCGTCGGGGGGCCTCGGGCGCTCGGCACACTTCGTAAGTTCGGGCGCGGGCTCGGGGGGTCGCAAAGATGACATTCCTGCACTACTGTCCGAAAACGAGTATGTGGTCGATGCCGAAACCCTTGCACTGCTGGGGGATGGCAGCCCCGAGGCGGGGGCAAAGAAACTGGACGCCTTCCGTGCGAACGTGCGTAAGCATAAGGGGTCTGCGCTGGCACGCGGTAAGATCAGTCCTAATGCAAAGCCTTCGGTCGAAAGCTACATGAAGAAGGCCGCCCGGTGACTAAAAAGTCCGAAGCGGGTAAGAAGTACCGCGCTAAAACTCGCATTGGCGATACTAGCAAGTACGAAGGCCACGTCTGTGCCGACCACCCCAAGGAAAAGGGCGTCCGCTATATTGCCAACGGCCGCTGTATTGGCTGCCATCGCGAAAAGATGATCGCCAAGAGGGCCCGCAAGCGGCTCGAGTCCGAAGCTTTCAAGGCCACGGAACGCGCCAAGCAGGCTGAGCGGTCGGCACGACCCGGGTACAAGGAAGCAAGGAAGTTGTTTAGAGAACGCCCCGAGTTTAAAGCAGCTCGTGCTTCTCGGGGAGCGGCTCGTCGCGCCCGCCAGAGGCAAGCTACTCCCGCTTGGGCCGACCGTGGGAAACTTGTTTCGATATATTTACGTGCTCGCGAACTCGGTCTTACTGTAGACCACATAGTACCTTTAAAAGGTAAAAACGTGTCCGGACTCCATGTACCTTATAACCTTAGGACCATTTCCCTAGCTGCAAATGTGGCGAAGGGCAATCGGCATATCGGGTGATTTATCTCGCTACTTGATTTCCTTTTCGAGGGTAAACCTCCGGCGTCCGTCACCACGTACGGATCCACAGTAACCAACGTCCCGCAGTGGATGTCCGACTACACGCAGGGCCTGCTCGGGCGGGCCAACGCGGTAGCCGCACAGCCCTACGAGACTTACGGCGGGCCGCGCATTGCCGGCATGACCGGGGACACCAACACCGCGAACGACATGGTGCGTTCCAATGCGGGTTCCTCCTTGCCGTGGCTCCAGCAAGCCGGGACCGCTGCAACAAACGCAGCCAACGGGCCCGGGGCCCTGACCGCCTCGCAGCCGTACTTCAACACCTCCGCTGCCGGTGTGATGGACGCGCTGGCCCCCGGGCGCTCGGCGGCATCCGCTGCCAACCCGTATGTGCAGAGCGGCTTCGACGTCACGGGCTCGGCGCTCAATCCGGCGCTGTCGGGGTCTGCCGCCGCATCTAACTACTTCACCAAGGCGGCGGGCACACTCGGTGGTGTAAGTGGCGGCGTGTCGGGCCCCGGGGCCCTCGCCTCGGCCTCCCCCTACCTGACCTCGGCTAGCAAGACACTGCCGGGGAACATCAGCGATTACCTGAATCCCTACACGCAGAACGTCATCGACAAGTCGAAGCTGGAAGCGCGACGCTTCTACGACGAGTCGCTGATGCCTAGCATGACCGACACCTTCACCAACGCGGGGCAGTTCGGCTCGTCGCGTATGGCCGAGGTCATGAATAAGGGAGTCCGGGACATCACCGAGGGGCTGCAGACCAACGCCAATGCCGCCCTGTCCGACGCCTGGAATACAGCCGGCACGCAGTTCGGTGCCGACATGAACCGCATTGCGGGGATCGGCGCGACGGCGGCCAATGCGGCGGGTACCGACCAGAGCAATCAGGTGGCCGCCCAGCGCAACGCGGTGGACGCGGGCGCGGCAATGGGGGCGCTGGGGCAGTACTCCGGCAATCTTGCCAACCAGAACGTGCAGAACATCATCAACGCGGGCCGTCAGTTCGCGGACATGGGCACGACGATGGGCAACTTCGCGAACCTCGATACCGGCAACCGCCTGCAGGGGTCGCAGCAGCTCGGGGCCCTCGGGCAGTACGCGGGCAACGCGGCGAACCAGCAGACGCAAACCGGGCTCGATGCTGCGCAGACGCTGGCCAACGTCGGCACCAACATCAGCTCGGCCAACACCCGCGATGCGGCGGCGCTCGACGCCATCGGCACCCGGCAACAGAACCTCGATCAGCAGAACCTTACGATGGCCTATCAGGACTTCCTCGCCCAGCGGGCCTTCCCGCAGCAGCAGGTTGACTGGCTGTCGAACATCATCCGGGGCGTCCCGAATAGCGCAGTCGGGCAGGCGACTACTACCACGGCCACCGGGCCCTCGAACGTTTACCAGCCGTCGCCGCTGGCGACGCTGGCGGCGATGGGTACGGGCATGGCGGGATGGCAACAGGCGATGAGCGGCGGAACCGGCACGGGAGGTGGTTGATAATGGCTAACGATTACGAAGGTGATGACATCCTGCCGCCCGAGCCGCAGTCCCCCTACTCGTCGCAGTCGCCGCAGGGCGCGCTCCTTGCGATGATGGGCAGCTATACGTCGCCGGAGGCTAAGAAGCTGGCAACGCGGATCTTCAACGAGCAGTACGACAAGTCCCCGCAGATCGAGGGGGAAGAGGATAGTGCGCTCGGGGACATTGCCAAGAGCACACAGGAGGCCCGTGCCGCACTGGTGGCCGCCCGCGAGAAGCTGATGAATAAGCGCTACAACAACGCCGAGATGCTGTTGGCGATGTCGTCGGCGTTCGCGTCCCCGACCCGTACGGGTGGGTTTGGCGAAACCATCGGCAATGTGACCGGCTCGATGATCGCGCCACTGCGCAACAAGCGGATGGAGCAGGCGGGCGACGAGAAGCAGGGCCTGGAGTACGCGGGGTTGATTGGCCAGATCGACAGGGATCTTGCCCGCAACAAGATGGACCTATACAAGTCGCGCCGCACCTCACGCAGCCGCCTGATGTCGGACACGCTGGGGATCATCGGTAAGGAAACAAGAGGTTCGACGGGCACTGCGGGCGAGGGCGGTAAGCCCATGAGTCCTGAGGGCAAGGAAGCTGCCGACAGGGGCTTCACCCCGGGGACCAAAGAGTTCTCGGACTACGTTGCCTTTGCCTCCAAGCGCAACCGCGCCGACGACCGCGCCAAGTCTGGAACCGATGTCACCCCCGATGATGTGGCTGACAAGGACAACATGATCATGGCGCAGGAGAACGGCGTGCCGTTCGTGCCGTTCAATCCGATCCTGAAGCACCAGAGTGTGAAGGAGCGCCAGAATACGCTGCAGACTTGGGACAAGGCGGCGGAGGCCAAGCTGTCGACCCTCCGCACCGTGGTGGCGGATCAGGACCGGATCGACCAGGATTACCAGACCTTCATGCAGGCCAACCGGAAATTGGGGACCAACATCCTGTACAAGATCCCGGTGCTCAAAGACTTCCTGTCGATGGGTGTGCCGGCGCAGACGATGGAAGCGATCACAGCGCACCAAGCCCGCGACGAGAAGCGCACGGGCGAGGGCAGCGTGTCGAACTTCGACGCCCAGCAGTTCCGGCTGGCGACGGTTTCTACCGACAAGCGGTACGACACCAACGCCAAAATTGCCAAGGCGCAGCGGGCCCGTATCCAGCGCAACCGCGATTACCTGCGGTACCTTGAGAACTACAAGGCGACCTACGGCCACCTCAACGGTTCTGAACGTTACTGGCGCGAGTACGTGGACGCGGTGCCGATCTTCGACAAGAGCACCGACACGGCGAAGGAGCGCATCAAACTCAACGAGAATTTCATCACTCCCGAGGAGTACTTCCGATCGCAGATGGCCCCCGCCGAGGATGTGCCTGCAGCGGACGCGGAGCCCGCGCCCCCGGACACGAAAGACCCGAACTATAACCCCAACGACTACGTCCCGGCGAAGGCCAACGGCGGTGTCGTTGAGGGCTATGCCGAGGGCGGGAAGGTCGGAAAAGTAGCCCGGCTTGTAAAAGAGGCACTCAGGTCTGATTCGGCTTCGGACGCAAGAGATTATCTTGATAGCGCCTTGGAAATGGGCAACATCAGCGGCAGCGACTATACTCAAGCTGTCAAGCGGCTCAACAGCGAATTAAACTCTATCTATTCAGCTCCGGGAGCCCGCAACACAAAGCCCGTTACCAGCGAGAACTTGAATCCGGGGCCCCCAGCAGGACTGCCGCCAATAAAGAAGGCCGAGGGCGGCCCGGTCAAGGGCATCGATCTCAACGCACTGTACGACGAGGACGAGAACCAGAAGGACGACTCGTACAGGGTGAACATGGCGGATCTCGCCCGGGCCGCAGCGCAGGGGGCAAGCTTCAACTTCAGCGACGAAATGTTGGCAAAAGCGAGGCCCGGGCCCTATAAAGACAATCTGACTGACGAGCGCGCATCGCTCGAGCAGATGGCCAACAACTACCCTATCTCCAATTTCGCTACCCAGGCGGCGGGCGCTCTTCCCGTTAGCATCGGGGGAACGTATGCAGCGGAAGCCGCCCTCAAGGCCCTGAGCCGGAAGGGTGGAAAGGCGGGTAAGGTGGCGGCGCTGGTCGGCAAGGCCATCCCGAAGTCAAACTCGGGCAAGCTTATCGGCGCGGGCGCGATCTCCGGTGCTATCGGCGGCGCGGGCGCGTCGCAGGAACCGGGCGAAATGCCGTCCGACATCGTGCAGGGTGGCCTGTTGGGCGGGACGCTTGCTCCGTTGGGCGGGCTCGCGGCCAAGTACGGCACCGGGCTCGTGCGTTACGTCGGGGACCGGATGTCGAACAACGCGATCTCAGGCGGCGACAGGAAAGTCCTCGAAGCCCTGTCCCGGGACGGGCTTGATCTGGGCCAGATCCTGCAGCGCCTGCAGAAGGACAACCGCGCAGGAGTTCCGTCTGTGCTGGCCGACGTCGGCGGGTCGCACACCGACGCTCTTGCCGGGGCTGTGGCCGGGAAACCCGGGAAGGGTCCTATTGCCTTGTCCGACCTGCTGGAGCAGCGGCAGGGGCAGGCAGGCGATCGGGTTGGCAGTGCGATCAACAAAGCGCTGAAGCCCGACGAGTATTACACGAAGATGGACGACCTCACCGACGCGTTGTACGCGAACGCGAAGCCGTTGTATGAGCAGGCATACGCCAAGTACCCGAAACTCAAGATCACGGCCATCGACGAGATGGCCGGCACCAAGGTCGGGAAGCAAGCCATCAAGCGCGCCTCGGAGATGCTGAAGCACGAGGGCAGGACTATTGGCAAAATCCGTCCCGACGGGTCGTTGGGTCATGTCACTCTGGAAGGAGCGGACGCCATCAAGCGGGCCCTTGACGACACCATTTCCAAGATGGAGCGCACGGGCACCAACAGCTACGGTAAGGTGATCCGGGGCGTCCGTAACCGGCTACGGGATGAACTGGATGCTGCGGCCCCGGAGTACAAGACGGCCCGTGCCCAATTCGCAGGCGACCTTGAAGTGCGCGACGCGCTCAAGATGGGCCGCGAAGAGTACAGCCGCCTGAGCCCGAAGGAGCTGCAGCGGGCCGTCGACACAATGTCGTTCGCGGAGAAAGACGCGTTGCGGTCGGGCGTCGCGGAGTACCTCTACACGCAGATGTCGAAAGCGCCCCGGGGCGCGAATCCCCTGAAGAACCTCATAGGGAATTCGGCGGGGCAGGAGAAGCTGCGGGCCCTGTTTGACAAGCCGAAGGAATACGAGGCGTTCGTGCATAATCTGGAGACGGAGTTCGTCAACTTCGAGAAGTCGCGCAAGGTCCTCACCCGGGCGGGCGCGGCACGGGCGGACTCCGCCAACGAGGCTCTCGGCGGCAGCCCCGCGACCCGGGCCGCGAAAGCCGGGCTCAACGCCGCCTCGCAGGCCGTGCTCATGGGCAACCCCGGCGAGGGCAGCAGTAATTGGGCGCTGGCGAACACGTTGCGGGCGATCAAGGATTACGTCCCGATGTCCACCAAGACGGCGGACGAGGCGGCCCTCAACCTCATGATCGGGGACCCGGGAACCGCAGCAGGCGCTGTGAACCGGCTGCGGAGTGAAGCGGCGCGCGTGGAGCAGCGCATGCGGCAGGGGCAGGCCATCGCGAAGCACGGGACCCGGGCGACGGCGGTTGCCCAGCAGCCCGCGCCCCGGGGCGCAATCGAGGATCAGGAGTTGGAACGCATGTTGGAGGACAACAAGCAGACCATCATGGAGGCAGCAAGTGCCGGACGATAGTAAGCCAAAGGGTGACCCCACCTCGATTGCCGCGTGGGGCGCAAATCTGGCTCGGGCCGCAGGAATCCCGTCGTGGAGCGAGGACCGGGCCCGCGTAGCTTCCGCCCTGATGTCACAGCTTCTGTCGCTCGACAAGGAAGGCAATGTTGCCGCGCCTTTCGCAATTGAGGACAGCGACCGGGGGCCCCGGATGCGGTTGCCCGGCGTAATCAATGAGGCGCTGGCGCTGCCGGCGCTGGTACCCGCCCTGTCGAACGGGCTCGTGGAGTTGGCCGACCGCTACGTGTCCCCGGGCCTTGCCGAAAGGGTTGGCACCATGGACACCCCGCAGTTCGCGGAGGAAGCGTCTGCGCGGCAGGAGGCCCTCGGCGCAAAGATCAATGCGGACGCCGGGTTGTCGGAGCCCGAGGGGTTCCTGCAAAACCTGGAGGAAGCGGGCGGGACGATGCTGGGCCAGATCCCGCTGCTCCCGGCTAAGGGCGTGAAGACTGCGTCGGAGTTGATCAAGGCCAACCCCGTGCGGGCAATTGCGGAATACCTGGGCCCGACTGTGGACGGCAAAGCCTCTAGCTACCTCACAGGGGCCGTTGCAGGCGGCGCGCTCGGAACGCTGGGCGACGGGGAGGAGCCTCGTGCCCCCTCGCCCGACGACGAACTTAGTTTCCGGGAATTAGTCCGCCGTTACTCAGCCAGCGACCCTCAGCGGCTTAATCCCCATGTCCCGGCGATGGCCGGCGGCGGGAAAATATCAAAGGTCCGCGGCCTCAAGAACGTCCTGAAAATGTTGGACGACGAGGGGTTCAAAGGCGACTACGGCGATAACAGCTCCTCGTATCTCGACGCCATTGATCACCCCGGGTTTGTGTACCCGGCCGTGGGAACGGATGACTTCGAGAGACTGGCCGACATGTCAGAGTGGGTAGACCACGTTAGCGACAACGACCTTAACAAGCTTTTTTCGAAATACGCTATCGATGTCAAGCCCTCCACCCCGCTGCACCGGGGGATTTACTACGGAGATACGGTCGAGGACCTGTACAAGCTGTTCCCCGACCGGGGCAACGTAACGATTGGCCCGCACGCGTTGTCCTCGGCCAGCACCTCCCGGGGGCAGGCCGACGACTTTGCCCAGAGCGCCCCGTACTTGGCGAAGCACCGGCCTACGGAGGTTCCGGGCGGTGTGTCCTTCACGATCAACCGCGACAAACTCATGCGGGCGCTTCCTAATTTGCTGTCGGGACAGGACGAATTGCTACTACCCTCTTCGGGCTACACCATCCCCGACTCGTACGAACAGTTACTTGGCTCTGCCCGGGGCACCTTTGCCAAGAAGGCCAACGGCGGCAAGGTCGGCACCTTGCTGCGTATCAAGAATGAAAAAGGTAAGAGGTTCGCGGACCGGGGGGTACGGCTGCTTGATGAAGAGCCGTTGTTTCGTAAATACCTATCCGACGAGGGTCTGTACAAGCTGGCGGGCACCGAATATCCAATAGCGCTGCTTGACCAGGGCGAGTTTAACGACCTAGCGAACCCTTTCCCCAAGCAGCAAGGCGTCACGTATCACAACATCAACAACAACGACGGTCTTGGTCCGTGGCTCAAGCAAAAACGGCCATTTCAAGTTCTTGATTCGCCATCCGAAGACATGACGAGCATGCTCGACCTCGCTACGAGTATGGGGGCGCACGGCAGGGGGCTCCGTGAACCACCCTTCCTCCACATGTCCTTCGGTGATCCCAGCCTCGGTGACTTGCCCACTGATGTGCGCGTGGTGGGTCACAATGGCCGGCACCGGTCGGGGGCTTTGGGATTCTTACTGGACGACATTGTCAAAACACCTACTCATATCATCGACGAGGCCGGGGCCCCTTTCGAGCCCAGCTACAATCTTGACCCGCACCCTAACTCACCTTACTTCGGACTCGACCACGAGGAGTTCCTGCAGGCGATGCTCGACAAGCTTAAGGGCGTGGACGAAGTCATACCTGAGAGTCATAAACTCCGCTCGACCTTAGGAAACCCCAAACGTCTTCCGTGGAGGAAAGATCGGGCGTTTTCTCAAGGCGGGCTGTTGGGTGAAAACGGGGCGCAGGCCGCCACTCGGTAAAAAATTCGGGCTCCGCTATGGCCAGCACCATTTCAAGGGCATAGTCAATACGCATCGGTTGCCTAAATCCGGAGGCCCTGAACTCCGCCATCTCGTTGATTAGGTTGTGAATCAACTTTGGCGGCACTTTGGACAGGTCGATCATGGGTAGTCCACCTCAATGCGAGCCACGGCGGGCTCCGCCGCAAGCAGCTGGTTTCGGAAATCGACCGCCCCTAGCCAGTCGGCTGTAATCATGTCGGCCTGCGCCTTTCTCCAGGCCGCGCCCAACTGCGCGTACAGGAAATTGAGCACCCGGACCTTTTCCCCGGCGTTCACCGCGTAGTCAAAGGTGAACAGGATGGCCTCCAGAATGTCCGCGATCTTGACCACGTGGCCCGGGGGCGAACCTTTCACGCCACGGGCAAACGCTGCGACCCCTGGAACCTCCTTTTGGATTATCGCATCAACCCACTTCTGCCCCACGCCGGGGGCCACCCTTTCGAGGATTTCCTTGGCTGTCGAGGGCGTATCGCCCATGAAAGCCTCCTCGACGTCGTGCACCAGCGCCCAGCGGGCCGTGGCCATTTCGTCCACCTGATTGTGGGGCGCCGGGTACAACACCTTGTACAGCTCGGCGGCGATAGCCCAGACCCGGTAGCTGTGCTCAGCCACGGATTGCTGCCGGCTCATGTCCACAATCGCCCAGCGGGGGACGGTGGACAGTTTGAGCAGGGCCTTAAGTTCGGGACTAGTCATGGGAACCTCCTTCAGTTTCTTCGATCAGCACAATCGCTTCCTGGATTTCTTCCCGCGTCAGCGGTTTCACCCCGTCGGTGTGGTTCATGAGCCCTGTGTCGGGGTCAACCTTCCAGACGCGTTTCTCGTTGATGATCATCTTGGCCCGGATCGCGGCGGGCAGATCCACGCCCCACAGCGACGCCAGATCCATGAGCAACACGAAGCAGTCGGCCAGTTCCGTGTCGATCCCCTTGGTGCCGTGCAACTTCTTGTGCTGCAGCAGCTCCGGGACTTCCTCGAGAACCAGTTTCGACAGGGCGTGCTGGGCGGTGCGGCCCGGGAACTGCGAGTCCGCCCAATCGGTGATCGCCTGCTGCACCCGGCGCATGTTGTTCCAGTCAAGATCGTAGAATCTCGTCATGTCAGTCCCCCAGCGCCACGGAGCCCGTCCGGGCGATGACGTCGGCGCGGTCGGGCCCGAAGCTGAACAGGGAGGGCATGATGCCGGTCGCTCGACGGATGCGCTCCGAGAAGGCCGTGACGGCCCTTGGCAACCCCTGATCCTCGCCCGGCCTCGGCGCGATGTAGTCGCAGAAGGTCAGCGCGATTTCGGTCGTGCCCATCACCCGGGCCGCCTCCGCCACCTGCAGATTTGAAAAGCTGAACACGCGGCGCGGGAGCTTCGTAACTGTGGTGAGTTCCACCGGGCGACCGATGGCTTCCCATGTAAGCTCGTCTTGGTCGGGGTAGTGCCCGCCGCTGGTCCCGACCATCTCGCCCTTGTCGTTGAACCGGTTAGCTACGCGGATAGGGTAAGTGCGGCAGCACCCAATATTGACCACCCTCTCGCCCTGCGTCGGGAACGGGATCCGGCAATCCGCAAACAGCTGCGCGGTGCTGATGTCCCGGCTGGTGCCATAAGGGTAGAACGGCCCGTGGATGCCCAGCGAGAAGCCCTGCGCGCCCTCGACAATCATACGGCTGCTGACGTCGATGGACTTGTCATACATCTTTTCTTCCATGCTGAACATGACGTCGAATTCATCGAGCACGCCTTCCAAGTGCTCGCGCACCATGAGCTGTAGCTGCTTCGCCGTGGCACTGGTCCCGCGCCGCATCTTGGAGATCGCGGCTTCGGCAGTCCCCTTCATGGTGGACCCGATGGTGATCAACGCCTTCTCCGCCATTGCGTGCTCGGGCCGCAGGATCGCCGCCTGTGGGTGTAGAATCAACCACTTGCCCGACAGCAACGGCCCGACGGCGCGGATCTCGGCCGCTAGATTCTCGAGGTTGACCACCGACCCGGGGCCAATGAGGATGTTCTGCACGCTGGGGGCGACCGAGGAGCTGGCCAACATGGTCGTGATCATGTTAAGCTCGCCGTCGCGGAAAGTGTGCCCCGCGTTCGGGCCCCACGCCGTAACTACAGTGTCCGGTTCCCATGCGCACGCAACACTGCCCGCAATCAGCCCTTTTCCTGTGCTGCCGAACTGCAGGTCCTGTACCGTTACAATTGTCTTGCTTCTCACTTGCTCGCCTCCCACCAGTTAGGACCCGTGCCATAATCGGCGCGGATCGGAATTCGATACTTGAGCGGGGTGATGTCCCCGTCAAACCTCTGCAAAAGCGCAGTCATATCAGCGTCAAACGTCGGGGCCCGGTTGGGCCCCAGCGCAAAGTCAAACTCGTCGTGCACCGGGAGCAGGAACCGGCTCCCCTTCTGCTGCTGCATGATGTCGTAAATCTCGCACATCTTGATCTTCATCGACTCCGCCGCCTGTGCCTGGAACAGGATGCCGGCGGCCTTGTATGCCCCCTCACCGTTCGGGAAGTGAAGCCGCCGCCCAAGCTGGGTTACAATATGTCCCCTGCTCCGGGCCACGGACCCCACGGCCTTCTTGAGCTGCTGCACGCCCGGGATGTTGTTGTGGTACTTGGCAAACAGGGCCTCCGCCTCGGGGCCCGCCTTGAGGTACCCACTCTCGTCGGTTGTGAATGGCAGGTTCATCTCCTTGGCCATGCGCCCTGCGGCCATGCCGAACACGAGGCCAAGGTTCATCTGCTTGGCGTTCGCGCCGCCCGTTTTCTGGTCCGGGTCCCGGGGCAGGCCGGTCAAATCGGCGGTCACCCGGTGAAAGTCCGCGAGCGGGTTTTTCTCGTAGATGGAATTGATCTTGGGGTCGTTCACATAGTGCGCGAAGATCCGGAAGTCCTTCTGTGACCAGTCCCAGCAGCCCCACTCGCAGCCCTCGTCGGGCAGGAAACAGGCCCGCACGATTGCGGCCATCTTCTTATTGCGCTTGTGGATCTGCTGCAGCGCGGGCTCCGTGATCGAGAACCGCCCGGTGTAGGTGCCGTCCCCCGCCTCGGTCTTGGTCTGGTTGATGCTCGCGTGCACGTACCCATTGACCGACATCTGGAGGATGTACTTCTTCAGGAAGACATCGCGCGCCTTAATGCCGCCTCGTAGTTCTGCGATAAGCGCCGCCTCAGGAAGGGTGCACTGATAGAGCTTTTCGGTACGCAGCGCACCGCTCTTGCCCGACTCGGTCGGCTCCAGAAGTAACCCGTCACGAGTTCGCCAGTCACCTTTGTCGTCACAATGCACACCGAGCAGCGCTTTAACCTGCGCTGGGGAGTTTGCGTTGATGGGACGACCGGCGGCCCTATCCAAGGCTTTCTGAGCCGTCGCCATGTTCGCATCGATAAGGGATACTGCTCGCTCAGCCGCGTCCATATCAACACGTACGCCACCCCGCTCCATCTCCGCAACCACCTGGAGTAGCTTACGTTCCATGGCAGCAACCACTCCGAGATCGTCAGCTGTAAGTAGTGCTTCCTGATGTTCCCAGATGCGTAGCGCATTCTCCGCGTCCCCTGTTGCGTACTTGGATACGAGTGCCGATGGGGCCTTCGACAGGTTCCCTATCTGCGCCTCCTTGGTCGGCTTTCCCCCGAATAGGTCAGCAAGTTCCTGCCAGATGTTCACCTTGCCGGTGTGCAGGTACTTCTGGCTCACCCGCTCGAGGTTGTATTCGAACTGGTTCTCGTCGATCAGCGTCTCCCGGATCATCGTGCAGTCACACGCGCCGGGGGCCAGCTCGATCTTCATCGACCGCAGCATGTGCCAGTCGAACTTGATGTTGTGATTGACGATATGCCGCAGCCGGGGCAGGACGTCCCGGGCCCAGCGCAGCCACTGCCCTTCCCGCAGATCAATGTAGATACTCTCGATCTTCCCGGTGTCGCGCCACGCCATCGCGATTCCAAATACACGGTCGCGCTGCCAGTCGAGGCCGGTAGTTTCCGTGTCGAGCGCCAGCCGGGGCAGCGACAGCAGGTAGTCGACCGAGGGCATCATTGCCAGCCACCGTAGCCGTTGACACCCTCGTAAATGTAGAGGTTGTGGCGGGGCCGGGTCACGGCGACGTATGCCAGTCGGTGCGCATGGTCGGGGTTGACCAAGGACTCGGAGATTGCGGCTTGGGAGCGGGTGTCAAACAAATGGACATCGTCTGCCTCCATCCCTTTCGCCCCATGGATGGTGGCAATCCGAATATTGCATGGCTGGCTGTGGTCGACCCGGGCCAAATAGTCCACATCGTCGATCCGGGCGGTAGTGTAGTCGAAGTATCCTGCGCGGATCTTTTCTGCGACCGCTTCCACACCGACTGATCCGGCCAAATCAACACCCCTCCCTGAGAGTCCTTTTTTAAATAGAGCCTTATCTTCATCGGTCCACTCCTTTATGGTGTGTGCCATCCGGATTGCCCGCCCGGCGCGCGTCTGCAGCGGGCCCGGCAGCCCCGACACCGCCTCATAGGGTGTGGCGGAATCGCGCAACTGGTCCTCGATGTCGCGACGGCCGAATTTGTCACTAAACAGGACAAGGGTGTCCCGGGCCGGGTCCAGCTTCATGTAGCTGGGGTCGGGCCACAGCATGAAAGTCCCCTGCTCCTTCGTGGGCTTGTACACCTTCTTCACCCGCTTCTCGACCCGGGTGATGATCGACTTGGCGAGGGTGTGCACCACGCGGGGAATACGGTAGGACTGCGACAGCGTCCGGATGTTGCCGCCGTAGCGGTTTATGAATGTGTCCATGCCGTGGGCGTCGGCCCCGGCATAACTATAGATGCACTGGTCGTCGTCCCCGCCGATTACGACGTCGGCGTCAGGGTTCAACTCCATGAAGCGGCTCAGGGCCTTCCAATGGAGCGGGGTCAGGTCTTGCGCTTCGTCGACCACGAGCAGGTCGTAGCCCCCAGCATCGTTGCTCCGGGAATAATCGTCCAGCATGTCGCTAAAGTCCCGGTAGCCGAACTGGGTCTTCCAGCGGTCGTAGGTAGCCACGAAGGCTTGGAAGTGTGAGCGAGTTCCAGGCTGCCCAAGCCGGTCGTACGTTTCGAGCATGCCGTCGCCAGTCGCTCGAGCCACCGACATAACTTCAACATACGCCTTGCCCTCCCCGCCGTCATCGATGTCGAGCCCGAATTCATGAAGAAGGATTTCAAGCTTGGCCTCGTCCACCGTCTGGGACCGGGTCAACTTGAGGGCCTTAAAGCAGAAAGAGTGCAGGGTCTGGATGTCTACACCCGCACTGGCCCCGCCCCACCGCTCAAACGCGGTGCGAGCAGCCGCCTTGGTATGGCTGCAAAAAAGGGCCCTCCGGCCGCCCCCTTGGATATGCGCTGTCAGACGCTCCATGAGTGTGCGGGTTTTGCCGGTTCCCGGAGGGCCGTAGTATACTGTGGTCTTCATTCCAATCCTCTATTGCAGCGCCAGAGCCCCCGGACCCGGGTGACGGTCCGTTGCCTTGCGGCGGGGCTGTGACTTCAACTCACCCTATCTGAGGGCCGCTTGCTGCCGTTGTGCCGATCGCAGCACGATCTCTACCGCAACACGGCGCGGTTTTGACGATCCCTCAGTATTCGCCCCGGGCCTGCGCCTGCCCGTCAAGGTCACCGTCACTGGTGTCCGCCACCACGCGACGCGCGCCCGAAGCGATAGCTTCGAACAGCGACTCGGCCCGCTTGTACTGCTCAACGGTCGGGAAGCCGGCGTTGGCCACCGCGAAGTTGTAGAAGTCGCCCTTCTCATTGTTGTCCTCGGTCGAAGACAACACGTAGGTACGCGAGAAGCGGTCGTTGCCGTTGATCCGGATCAGCGAGTTCCACTGACGGCTGATCTTCAGCTTGGTCTTGGACATCGACACGACGGCTTCGTCCATCGTGCCGTCCTCGCGGACGATAAGCACGAACTGCTGCGCGGTTTCGTTGGTGACGAGATCCGCTCCGTCCTTCTCACCGTCGATCCGGGCCTGCGCCTCCTGCATCGAAGGGTACGCGCCCCGGAACCCGCCGCCCTTGGTGCGGTCCTTCCACACGAGGTATTCCTTGCGGAAGACGACCGGAATGACCGTAACGGCGTTGCCGTACAGCTCGCGGGTGACGGAGTTGTAGAGGTCGCCCTGCGACGCGTCCTCGATGTACGAGGGGTCGTTGGATTTGAGGCACGGGGAGAGCGCCTGCACGACCTCGATGCGGGGGATGACGTAATCCGACATCTCCACATTCTCATTACCACGGCCTGCCCCCTGCTTGATGTAGTCGGGCACCGTCGCTACTGCGGTCGGCTTCGTCGCCGCCACTGCCTGCGTAGGCGTCTTCGCGGCCGAGGGCTTAACTGCCTGGGCCTGCGGTTTCTTTGCCTGCTGTGTTGCCATTATCGTCGATCTCCTGTTAGGAACGTGTAATTGCGGCCCGCGTCACGGGCTTCACTTCCATGACGTCGGCGTCAGGGAGAGGGAGCCCGGCCTTCAGCCGCTTGCGAACAAAGGCCGCCAACGTTTGCGCGTTGACGTTCTGCTGAATCATGTCTTCGAACTCGTTCTTGGTCAACCACTCGAACAGCCCGCCCTTGGCGTTGACCTTCACCTGCACATCGTCGGTGACGTTGCAGCGCCCCACGCCCTCGACCGTGATTGACGGCACGCCCTTTTCGTCCATCCACTCGGGGACGACGACAAATCGGAGTGTGTCATAAGCCTTCTCGGCGGGCGACTTGACCCGGTCCGCGACCTCGTCCTTGAACTTGTACAGGGCATCCATCAGCTTGATCGATCCCAGCAAGTCCATCTTGGCCTTGTCGGTGACGAGCGCCGCCCGCTCCGCCACGTAAGCCTCGAGGGTCGCCAGTGCGGCTTCCACCTGCTTCGGCCCGACCTTGAGGCCATAGCCATTCGCCTTTTCATTCATCCTGTTCTCCTCTATCAGACGTTGATGATGAATTCCAAGTAGCGCTGCGTCCTCGCGTCCCAGCCGAGGACCCTGTGCCGCTTGCCCTTCTCCGCCAGCAGCATGCCCACGGCGAGCATCTTGGCAGGCTTGCCGGTAGGGACGATGTAGTCCATTCCCGGCACGTACTCGGCCAACTCCTTGCGGGCTTGGTGCATCGAGATCTGGTTCCACGACTCCGGCGCTCCGCCCCCCGCAGGGGCCAGTGGCTGGAAGTTCATGAAGAATGGGATGCCAAACACCGTAGCAGGGCTGTAGTCGAAAGCCTGCTGCTCGATGATGTAGACCCGGGGCTTGTGCCCGATTTCCTGCTCGACCGTGCTCATATGTGTATCCTCTAGACCTCTAGTGTATCACGCGCCGGGGGCCGCGTCCACCCGTTTCTCACGTAGCATCAGCTCGAGCCGACACAACGCTCCCCAGGCAACCTTAGCGGCGTGGAGTTGGTTGTCGGTGAGGTCGTACGGGCCCTCGGTGGACTCCGCCATCAGATGCCGCACCATGGCCTCCGTATAGCGCCTCGCGCCGTCCGGGACGTCACGCCAGCCGCCCCACTCGTGCCCGGGGGCACGCGTACCGACCTCCGAGACCCGGGCCACGGCGATCAGGGCGAGCGGGAAGTAATCGAGGGCCCCGCGCCAGATCTGCGGCTTGTCCGCGTCGTCCTTCGGGGGTAGAGTTCGGACAGCCTTGACCACGGGGCAAACCAGCCCTACTCCGTGGTAGGGGCCGCCACAATGCGGGCAATCGGGAGGCTTCTTGCCATAGAATTTTTGCCCGGGGTGCGTGTCCAGCGGGCACCCGTCTTGGTGCTCATGTAATTCTCGCGGCCCCCCAATTTTTCCGCCGCAGCGGGGGCAGCGGGGGTCGATAAAGCCACTCACAGTACATCCCCGAATGCCTTGGTCATGCTGCCCGCCGCCTTGATCTTCTCGCGGACGTAAACGTCCAAGTCTTTCTTCTCCACGATGCTTTCCTCTATGATTTTATCTACTGACTTCTCCATGAACAGGTCCACATACAGCACCCGGTCCGCCTTTTGGCCCCGGCGGTGCGCCCGGTCCTCGGACTGCAGCCGGTCTTCCAGCGAGTGCGTGTTTGAGTAGTATACCATCACACTGCCTGCCGTCAGGGTGAGCCCGAGCCCGCCCGTCTGGGCGTTGCCGACGAAAAACCGATACTTGCCTGACTGAAAGCCGTCCTTGAGTTCGATTCGCTCCGCTGCCGATGTCGCCCCGGTGAACACCGCTACTGGCCCAATCTCCGCCAGCACCGACCGGATGTCCTCGACCTCGGGCAGGAACTTGGCCCACACGATGATTTGCTCGTCGCCTGCTTCCTCGACTACCTCAAGCAATGCCTTGATCTTTGGGTTCTTGTCGGGCGGCAGGATGCGGTGCACCTTGCCCGCGATTCGCTTGGTGCGCCCCGATATCGGGTCCACGGCAAAGGTGTCGTCGGAGGCATAGTGCCCCCCGATCACCTGCTGCAGCCGCAGGACCCGGGTCAGCACGTTGGTGACATCGTTGCCGTCGATCTTGCCCTTGCGCATGTCGTCGTAGATCTTGCGCTGCTCGTCGGTCATCTTCACTGTGCGCTTGGTGAAGAGCTGCGGGGGCAGGTCCTTCGGCTTCTCGCAGATGTACGTATAGGGCTCGATCAGCCCCATCAATTCGTCGACGTACTGGTACCCTACGATCTCCTTACCCTTGTATCCGCCCATCACCGCGTACCGGTTCCTGAAGGCGTAGTAGTCGCCCACCCCGATGATGTTGGGGTCCAGGAATTCGAACTGCGAGTACAGGTCCATCAGGCTGCGGGTCGAGGGCGTGCCGGTCGAGATCAACCGGACCTTGAACTGGTTGCGCATCTCCAACATTCGCTTGGTCCGGATTGCCGCGTGGTTCTTGATCCGGCTGGCCTCGTCCACCAGCCCGCCGCACTTGTAGTTGCGCAGGAACGGCATCAACTTGTCGAACGTGCGCCCCTGTGACAGCGACTCGACCCCGACCAGCAGCCACAGCAGGTAGTCCTGACTCGGCTTTATCGAGCTGGCGTCGAAACTCGAGTCCACCTGCACCACCTTGACCGGGCAGGGGCTGTGGGTCGCCAACTCCCCGTTTGGGCCGCCCCACACCGCGTGGATCGTCAGCGGGCACACCAGCACCACGGCCTCGATCCGGCGCTCGTAGTAGCTGGCCGACATGAAGTCGATGGCGACTTTGCTCTTGCCAACGCCCATCTTCATGAAGAGCGCGCCAAAGTCGTTAGCGTACACCTTGTTGAGCGCCGCCCGCTGGTCGAAGAATGGCTGCGTCTTGTAGGCGTACCATGACGGGAACGTCCGGTTGGAGGACGGGGCCACCGCCAGCGCCTCGACATAGTCGCGGACTTCGGGGGTCAGCTGCACCTTGCCGGCGAAAGCCTTGTCAGCGAGGTGCTTGGCGTTGAGCCGCGTGAATGGGGCGATGATTACGCCCATGCTCGGCATCCACTTGCGGGACGGCAGGCCGAACAGCACGCCCATTTCGTCGCGCCCGTTGCCCTTGATAATGAAGCGGCGCTTCTCTTCGTCGATTCTTACGTCGGCCATAGCTAGAACTCCTGCTCAAAGGTCTTCGCAGGTACGCTCTCTTCCTCGACCGACTTCTCGGGCACACACCACACGTTGGTGACACGGTGCGGCCCTACGCGCATCTTGTCCCGCTTCGCGTCCTCGCCCAGCACTCGGGTCAGGCACGTTGCGATCTGGTGCGCTGGCACGGGCAGCGCCTTCTTGCGGGTCAGGTAGTCCACGAAATCAAACAGACGGAACGCGAAGTACCACTCGCATTCCCCGGCAGCCTCGGCCTTGCCGTTGATGAAGGTCATGCGGGTGATCGAAATCAGGGCGGGCTGGCCCCGGCGCAGGTCCTCGCGCCGGTCGTCCTCGGGCCGCGTCTTGTCCACTCGCACCCGGCGCAGGTACTCGCACAGCTTCTGGAAGATCATGTCCTCGATGGTGGTTTCCCGCCGCACCTGGACCTTGCTCATGATCTCGCGCAGGTACTGGTCCCACTCTTGATTCTTGATCCGGGGCAGCACGATGTGCAGCCGCTCGCCCACGGCCTGCCGCACCATGTCGTAGTTGAACAATTGCGGGGTCGTCACCTCGATCTCGTCCTTTCCGATCCGCAGCACCCAGCGCACTGGCGTTGCGATCACCTTCTCGACGGCGTCGAATATCGGGATCTCGTTCGCGGTGCTGTCGTCCTTGCTGATGCCGAACTCACGCGTCTTGCATAGATCCTTATTGCAGAGCGTCTTGCAAGGCTCCTCGCGGCACTTGTACTGGTAGTCCTTCTTCGAAATGCTGCCGCCGATGGTGCGCATCTCGCGGACGTTGAGCGGCGACACGAACGCCTGCTTATTGAACTCCTCCAGCCGGGTGCGCCAGTCCTCGGGGAAGGCGCGCTTCAGGAAGATGCCGGCCTGGAAGGCGGCCAGATTCCGGTTGCCCTCCTCGACCTTGTTCCTCACCATCTCGGCCACGCACGGCGGGCCCTTCGAATAGTCCACCTCAGAGGCGACCGTGCTATAGTCGGACAGCGAGGCACGCTTGCCCTCGGCCATTTCTATGAAATAGTCGAAGTTGACTTCCTTACCGCCGTCGAGCGCATACCGATCCGTGCCCTCGGCCATGAAGTACGGGAGGTTGATCCAGTTGCCAAGGGGGCGATCCGTGCTGCCTTTGGGCGGGTCCAGCTTGGCCTGCTTCGGGAAAATCTCGGCGGTCGGGTGCCCCACGACCGCAGCCCAGCGGCCCAGCATCAACCGTACTGAGTTCGCGTCCTCGGGCTCCTTCAAGAACAGGTAGCAGTGTGCGCCGCCACTCTTGGAACGGCACACGATCAAGGGGAGCGCGGCCTTGGCAATCCGCGACTCGATTGCGATCAGGTCCACGTGCCCGCCGTTAGGGCCGTGGACGTCGATGTCGATAGCCGCAAACAAGCACTTATTGTCGTCGCGGATGGGCACCATGCCCAGCCCGATTTCGCCCTCAAGGTGCGCCCGTGCGTGCTCGGTCGTGTACTCAGACTTGACCGTAAGCATCTTCGACTTGGAATTGGGGTTCCACTGGCCGAACGAGCGCCCGTTGCCCTGGAACAGGGACAGGAACTGTTCGACCTGCTCCTCGGTCACCATTATGCTTCTCCCGGCTTACCCACCCTCAGGATCCCGGAGCCCAGCCCGGCGGCACCGCCCTGCAGCTCACGCGACTTGCGCTTGGCGGCGTTGATCGACTTGAAGTGCTCGAGCAGATACCAAGAATCGTTGGCACCCTTCTCCCAGATCTTCTGCCCTTCGCGCGTGTAGATCGTCTCTTTCATGCCCTTATCTCCTCTATTAGAAAACGGGGGCCGGGGGCATTGCACCCCCGGCCCTGCTCAAACGCCACGCGGCTCAGGCCGCCTTGGCGTTCAGGCCCTTGCGCAGCCGGTTGCCCAGGTTCATGCGCTGCATGCCCGGGTTCAGGTGCTTGTACTTCGAGCGGAGTTCCTTCTCCTCGACCTTGAGGGTCTTCGCGGCGTACGAATAGACCGAATCAAGGTCCTTGCCCGCCAGCTTGGTGGCGACGTCGTCACCGTTGTTGAACGACTTGCCGCCGCCCGGGGCCTTCGCGGCCACGTACTTGCTGAGATCAACGGTCTTGCCGCTGATCGTCCGCACCGCAGCGCCGCTGCCGTTTCCGGCCTTCTTCGCTGCCTTCTTCTTTGCCTTCGCCATCGTCTTATCTCCTGTCTCTGACTTGGGTTTCTCTTCCTTGGGCTTCGCCACCTTGCGGGGGGCTCGGACCCTCTTCGCCTTCGCGGGGACGTCGGGGGTCGGAACATCTCCGAGTGCCTCCACTTCCTCCGCATCCTCGATCACTTCGAACGTGTCCGGGTTCGCTCTCACGAGTTCCCCGGCTGCCGTGATGTACGACACCGTGCCATCATCGTTCTCGGACACGATTTGGCTACGCTTGATGTGCTTGATCAACTCCACTTCATCTCTCCTCTATTTAAAGCCCGCCATGCGGGCCCATTGTTCTTCAAACACCGATGCCCACCAGACCGTCCTATAGTCGTCGATGGCCTTCACAATCGTCAACTCGTGCCAGTCGCCATCCGTGGCGACCTGCACTACAACCTGATGCTCCGGCCCAATGGCCCGGGCCACCATCAAGGGAATCGCCGCCAACTCGGGCTTGCGTGCCCAGATCGTCTGCGACTCCCTCATGGGCTCGGATCGAACCTTAAGCTCGACCCAAGCTTCCATCCTCCGTCCCTTCCACACCAGCAGGTCAAATACCCCCTGCTCGTCGGCCTCCCGGATGTGGGTGACTCCAAAGCCCTGCGCCTTTAAGATCCTGCGCAGTTTGGCATTGAATTTAGTCTCGTCGTCCCACTCAGCCATTAAGCGGCGTTCGACACCAGCAGGTCGGACCTGCCTGTCGCCATTATCGCCAACTCGCGGGCTTCCCCTTGGCTGCGGGCCAGCACCACGTAGTGCTGCGGGCCGGCATCCTCGTCCACCCAGTAAATGGCGTACCGGCGCAGGCCCGGGATCGCCCCGGCGGCTGCTCGGTCCTCCTCGCTCAGATACGCTATGCGGTTCGTGGCCATGTGTGTATTTGAACACAGGCGTATGCCCCCTGTCAAGAGCTTAGTCAGCGAGAGCCCGGCGGAGATATGGATCTACGTCCGATTGCCTTAAAAGCCACTGCTTATAGCTCGGCGGGATGTCCTTGATGTATTCCCCGAAGTGCTTTCCGAACGTCATCTTCAGGGGGATACGGGCCACTTCCGACGCCTCCCAGAGAGCCTCCCACGTGTCTACCTCCGGGAGCATGGTGAGGATCACTTCGAGGAGGGTGTGCGTGAGATTCACATCCGCCAACGCCCCGTGTGCGCCCCGGGCCCTCGTCCGGGCCTCCTCGTAATCCTCGCCCCAGACCATGTAAGTCATCGCCCCCAGCTTGTGAGAGTCGATCTCGGGCCATAAGTACCGGCTCAGGGCCAGCGTGCAGATACGCTTCGGCTTCTCGGGGCGGCCCACTGCCTCCCAATCGAAGTCAATCTGGTGGCCAATCAGATAATCGGCCTCGGCCAGTTCCGGGGGCGGGCTCCACGGGGAGCAGCCCACCAGATCCTTTTCGTGGATGTGGTGCGTGCACAGGGCCCCAAGATCGATGGGCTTGCCCGGCTTATATCGCCTATTGCACACCACCTTCGGCGGCTCCGCCATGGCATTGAGCGTGCACTCCCCCGGCAACTCCAGGATTGCCAACTCCACGGGCACCGGCTCCTTGGTGCCAGTTGTCTCGGTGTCGATCAGGTATACCTTCATAACTCAAAAATCCTCGCATTTGAACGGCTGTTGTGGCCACGCATCCACCGGTCCATGACCTTGCCGGCGGGAATACAGTGGATCTGCTCGAAAGTGGCTGATTCCAAGGTGCGGTCAGCGATGGCCGTGAGGGAACTCCACACCGGGCGGCTGCACTTCTTGGACCTTGCATTGTAGATCAGGAGCCGCTCGACGGCGGCCATCCTCAGAGCATCGGGCCAAGAGTCCACCCACCAGCCCTCGCGGCCCGGGTCGACCTCCGGTTCGGGCCGAAGACCCCCCTCGGGGGTCAGCATCACGTACAGATGCTTCTTTGCCGTCCGTGCCCGGTAGCTGTCCAAGATCGCCTGCGTGGCCTCGGGGTCGAGCATCAACGGCTCGCGCAACTCGAGGCTGTGATGGAAATACTTCTCATGCTGCGGATCCTTCCACGCCTCTAGTGCGGGCATTTCTCCTCCTCGGCGGTTACGACCACCTCTTCGCGCCACTCCACCATCTTGCCCACCAGCTTCCACCCCTCGTGGCTCCCGATGAAATTCATCACCTCGTCAGCCGTGTTGAACGGCGGTAGGTCGGGTCGCGGCAGCCACGTGCCCTCGGCAGTCAATTCATAGGGCACAAATGCTAACGTCGTCATTTTACGTGTCTCCATCTTTTTCTTTCGTGAATAGAGCTGATCGTCTGGGCACTAACCCCGTATATCGCCCCCAGCGCCCTTGCTGTCATCGTTCCTTTCAGTGCCCGTATCGCGCGCACCTTGTCCCCGTTCAATTTTGCGGAGCGCACCGCTTCCCCGTGGTAGGCTGTGGCTGCCGTGTCGGCATCAACTTCCTCGAGCGCCGACTGCGGGTGTAGGCTGCGGCCACCCAACTGGCGGTCAAGACGAACGCCGGCAATAGCGCCGCGCTCCTCCCGCATGACCACGACCTGGGCAAGGCGCTTGCCGCCCTTCAACCTCACCCATGAGCCCTCGGTCATTTCGGAAGACTCGCGTCCTTCTGAGACGGTAGTCTCCATGCCGCAATTTCTTCAGCCAGCCGTGGAGCATCCTTCACCGCGAGCTGTTCGGCGCGTTCTAGCAGCCAGCGGGCCGCCTCTAACGACGCTCTCTGCCTCTCAATCTGTCGGTTGCTGCTTGTTCGCAGAACGTCATAGCCCGTCTCAAGCTGCTTGACTCGCGCCCGCAGCGCCACGTTTTCCTGCGCCAGTTCCGTCGATAGGTCTATGTGCAATGCGTGGGAGTTGTGCAGCGCCGCGACCTCGGCGCGAAGTTCCGCTGTATGGGCGTCGTATAGCATGCGTGAGACATGCTCATTTGCCCCCTTGCGCCAGTGTTCGACCTCGGCGCGCAGGGCGTCGATATGCTCTGGGATAGACTTACCGGTGTACTCGGTGATGCCTAGCGCCTTCCAGCACCGGGCGCAGCAGCAATCCTTGCAATGTTCGGTTTCTGCTAGCACCACGGAGTTGTAGCGTTCGGCAAGCCGCTCGACCTCCGTCGCCGCCTCGTCAAGCAGCGGGATGATGTCCTTGATTGGCGTCGGGGTGCGACGGATCGTGGCCACAAGTGCGCGAAGGCGCGTTGCTACGTCGCTCATGACTTTGGCTCCTGCTGACCAGATGCTCGCGCAGCATCAATGGCTGCGTCGCGATCCAGTTGCTTTCTCTCGGACACTTCCCCGCGACCGAAATCGGCGTGATACACCATGTCTACCCAGGACCGCTTTCGCAGCCACCGATACCGCTCCGCGTCGGCCCGCAGCGCCGCGTTGTCGGCCAGTGCCGCATCCCGCTGCGCCATGATTCCCGACGCCTGCATGTGCTGCGTCACGCCGTGCAGGGCCTCATCCCGCTCCCTCGCCAGCCGCTCGACCTCCGTCGCCGCCTCGTCAAGCAGCGGGATGATGTCCTTGATTGGCGTCGGGGTGCGACGGATCGTGGCCACAAGTGCGCGAAGGCGCGTTGCTACGTCGCTCATGGCTTCTCCTGTAGAGCATCGGAGGCGGGGCCTGCGTCTCGCTTCTCCAGAAGCGCCAGCACCATGTGCAGGCCGCTCAGTGCGATGTCCATCGACGCTTCCAGCTTCACAACCTTCCACCCAATCCCGCCCATCGGCTCGTACTCGTGCAAGCGTCTGACCTGATCGAACTTCCAATCTAGCGTCGCGCGAATCTCGGCTGCCGTTTCTGGTGCGTTCATTTCCCCTCCGATAGAGCAGGAGATACGTGGCCTGCTGCTCTAGCGATGTCTGCGCTACGATCACCGTCAATCTGAGCCTGAGTTCTCCCGCACCACGAGCAACGGTGCAACGTCGCGAGTCCATCGTCCGTCAATACTTGTGTAGGTTGCATATCGTGAGGGCGTGGCTCGGAATGCCACTGGGGCGATTCTGCCAAGTCGCTCCCGCAGACTGCGCAGCCGCTGCACGGGCTTGGGGGCATTGAGCCGTAGGATGTCGCATTCCCGCATTTGCATCGGTAGTATCTCATGAGTTTGTTCCTCCGCGTTCTCGGTCGTTGTGAATCCAGTTCTCGGGACACTCGGGGTCGCGAGTCGGTTTGCAGAAGCAATCTACCGCGCCAACATGCGGGCGCAGCACCATACCTTTCGCGTCACGCGGCATCATGTGCAGCGATGTCGTGCCGCTGTGGCAGTCAAGGATTTTGAACACGCCCCACTCGCTCACTTCCGCCCCTCTCCCACGTGGAACGTGGGGCGCTCCTGCTGATCGCTGAATGCGCGATCCAGCGCAGCCCGCCGCTCGGCGTCCGGCTTCGTTGTGTCTAGCGCGTCCCATAGCGCATGGTTTCGCGCCTCGATTCGCTGGAAGATGTCATTCTCGATTCGCGAATCGC